CCTGGGTACCAGTTGTTCCTTGGGTACCAGTTGTTCCTTGTATTCCCTGTATGCCTTGGATACCTTGGGTACCAGTTGTTCCTTGGGTACCAGTTATACCCTGGGTGCCAGTTGTTCCTTGGGTACCAGTTATACCCTGGGTGCCAGTTGTTCCCTGGGTGCCAGTTGTTCCCTGGGTGCCAGTTGTTCCTTGTATTCCCTGTATGCCTTGGATACCTTGGATGCCCTGGATTCCCTGAGAACCAGTTACACCTTGCCGTCCTTGAATTCCTTGTATACCCTGGCTACCTGTTGTGCCTTGGGCGCCGGTAGTTCCTTGGATTCCTTGAATACCCTGAGTTCCAACAGTACCTTGGGTTCCTGTTGTTCCCTGTGAACCAGTCACACCTTGGATACCTTGAATACCCTGGGTGCCAGTTGTTCCCTGGGTGCCAGTTGTTCCTTGGGTACCGGTAGTTCCTTGACGACCTTGTATACCTTGTATACCTTGTGTTCCAGTAGTGCCTTGAGTTCCTGTTGTTCCCTGTGTGCCAGTTGTTCCTTGTGCGCCAGTATTTCCCAAGTCTCCCGTTCGGTAAAACCGTACAACACAAGCTTCGTCGTTTGATGGCTCACTACCACTGAGATACGTCACGTTTAATTTTCTATATCCGGTCGCTGTGGTGATTGAATTTAATTCAAATAGACCGAACGTTACATCGGAGTTGGTGTTGGAATCGATAGCAATAACTCCCTTAACTGTAGATGTGGAGTCGTCCCAGTAATCTATAAACGTAGTCAAATCTACAGAACCTTGATCCAAAACGTCAATGTAGATAATTGTTGTGCTAGCAATAGTAGCATTGTTGAATCTAAATACACCAGTCCCTGGATCTGAGTCTGTGGTTGTTGTGCTAAAATTATATCTAGAACCGGCGTTGTTACCTTCGATACCTTGTATGCCTTGGATTCCCTGTGTACCTGATGTGCCTTGAGAACCTGTAGTTCCCTGTGTTCCTTGAATTCCCTGGATTCCCTGTATACCCTGGATTCCTTGAGTCCCCTGGGTTCCGGTTGTTCCCTGCCGACCTTGAATGCCCTGAATGCCCTGGGTTCCTTGAGTACCAGTTACGCCTTGAGTTCCTGTTGTACCCTGGACACCCACAGTTCCCTGTGTGCCAGTTATACCCTGTATGCCTTGGATTCCTTGGATTCCTTGAATACCCTGACTTCCGGTGGTTCCTTGAGAACCTGTTGTTCCCTGTATACCTTGGATTCCTTGAGAACCCGTAGTTCCCTGGGTTCCCTGGGTTCCGGTAGTTCCCTGTGTTCCCTGTGTTCCTTGAATTCCCTGTATTCCTTGAATGCCCTGGGTGCCAGTTGTCCCCTGTGTACCTGTGATTCCTTGGGTTCCCGTAGTGCCCTGAGAACCAACAGTTCCCTGCATTCCTTGTATACCCTGGCTACCCGTTGTGCCTTGGGTTCCCGTTATACCTTGGATTCCTTGAATACCCTGGATACCTTGGATACCAGTCACACCTTGCCGTCCTTGGATTCCCTGTATGCCCTGTATTCCTTGAATGCCCTGGGTGCCAGTTGTACCCTGAGTTCCGTCGGTTCCCTGAGAACCAGTTGCACCTTGGATGCCCTGGATTCCCTGAGAACCAGTCACACCTTGCCGTCCTTGGATTCCTTGGATTCCTTGGATTCCTTGTGCACCAGCTATTCCTTGAGTTCCCTGTGAACCGATGATGCCTTGAGTTCCTTGAGTGCCAACTGTTCCCTGGATTCCTTGAATACCCTGCACACCCTGAACCGTTGGATTCAGCGCCCAAGAAGCTGTTACTGCGTACGAAGAGGTTACTGCATTTTCTGCCCATGAAGCAGTGCCAAATACACTTCCTGTAAAATGTGTTAATCTATCTGAAATAGAAGCGGATGTGTTCGTGTATGAACTCGACAATATACCAAGACTAGAACTAAGGACAGTGGTTGTTGTAGAGAACGATGAACTATTTTCCCCAATAGTAATCGTCACTGACGAACTTAATTGAGAGGTTGAAGCTGATAGAGACGAACTGAGAGATGTAACCGTGGAAGAGAACGGTGAACTGTTCAACACAATTGAGGCACTCAATTCATTGATTGACGAAGACACCGAAGAACTTAAAGTAGTAACGGTAGATGAAAATGATGAGCTATTCGATGTGACCGAATTTTCAAGTTCGGATATAGAAGATGACAACGACGAGCTTAAATTTGTAATCGTAGAAGAAAATGAGGAACTTGTTTCACCAATAGTAATCGTCACTAACGAACTCAATTCAGCGGTGGACGCTGAGAGTGAGGAACTGAGGTTCGTGACTGTGGTCGAAACCGATGAACTTAGTATGCTAGTTTCTCCTGACAGAGAGGAGCTCAACGACGTCACGGTTGTTGAAAATGATTGAGAATAATCTAAGGCATTAATAGCAAATGAAGCTGTCTTGGCTTCTAAAGCGTATGACGACGTTCCCGTTATTAAACCCACAACCTTTAAGGAAGATGTGATTTCAACTGATCCGGTGAATTGATGGATATCTGACAAATCATAACCGAATCTATTACTCCCACTACTGTACTCTATGGATGAGGAAATCGTGTTAACCAGTAAAGTATTTACTTTGATGATTGACGCTGTTATTTCACCTACGTTAAAGTTATCGCCGGTATTAAATTGTGCGGATGAAGATATTAAGGCTGGTTTATTAGCTACGTTAGTATATTCTACATATGAGGCTGTCTTTGCTAGATTCGCTAAACCAGCGACGTGTGTATATGAGGATGTAACCGCCGTCGTAGCATAAACCGAATTTATTGAGAGAGATGATGTAGCTGAATTTCTCGCGTAACTAGCGGAAACAGTAAATGAAGCGGTCGAAGCTAAATCAGCGTGGTCTGAGTTATTAGCGTGAGACGCCGATGTAAATGGACCAAACTCCCACATCGTGCTAGATACGTATTGAACTAAATCTGTAGATAGAATCTTTGTGTTCTTGATTCCATCTGCGGCATCTGAGCCCGATTCCATCCCAACAAGATAACTTCCTGTGGATAAGGTGGCGACGGTTTCGAACTGTGACATTTTTACTGGAGTAGACATATGTTATAAATATAGATTAAGCAAGGGAACCTGATGTGAATAATGCGAATAATGCGAATGCAATTCTATCGATGGCCTCTGAAACTGTTGTTGGTGGAGGGGAGTCCCAGTGAGAAGATGAAACTGGATTATATGAAATAGAGGCGGTGACTGATGTGCCCACGACGATGTACCAAAAATCGATTCGGCGGAAAATACACCATCGACGGTCAATCCTGTAAATATACGAAGCGGTGCTTTCATTAAATTGTTGTTCTCATGGTTCGAACAGACCAAACTCCACCGGTCGGAATAATTTTTAACAATATATTACCATTCTCTGAGACAACATTTAAAGTCGCTGTAACAACGCCTATGGTGGTCGTTCCATACTCAGAGAAATTGAGGGTCGATCCATTTTGATTCCAATTAGCCAAAATTTGGCTAGTGTAAAAATTCGTACCATCGTTCAGTGTAACTAACCAACTTACCGAATTTCCTGTACTTAGCGGAAGTGTATCGACTGTAGATTCTACTGAAACCGTGACTGCTTGAGAAACGTTGATTCCTCCGGTGGCTCCATTTGTTATAGATAGATAAGGAACTTTAGCTGGATTACCAGCAGCGTAATTTGCGGATGGGGCCATAATTGGATCGGCGGTTATTGGCGATGCTGGGAGAACACTACTTGCACCCAGTATAGCCGCTTCTTTATCAGTAGTAACGTTGCCGGTCAGCTCAGTGTTAAATATAACTTTGCGTGGTGAAAATGCTTTTTCCGTGGTTTGTCGATGGTTCTCAAAGGTCTCGGGTAGAAGGTATGCATAAACCATCATGGAGAATGTAGCTTTTACAATTCTATCTGAATCAGCCGCGACCTCAGTCTCAAAATTGTAATCTGAGATTTGGGTACGGAACCTAAACCGGGTAAAATCTCCCCAGTAATCTTCTGTTGCAAAATTGATTGCTTCGACAACTCCATTTAACTGCTCGATATAGTCGGTCCACACTACGAAATCATAATTAACAATAACATGGTCGGGAGCTGTGACCGAGTAAATTTCTTTGACCGGAGAAAACCCTGTCATAACTGAAAATTTGTCATATTTGTTTTTTTCAGAATATCCCTTACTTGTCGGATATGATAAGTAACGATTGAAGGTGATTAGATTGTCGTTACGTTGCATCGTTGTGCGTCTGAATGCAATCGCGGGTGTTTGAACTTTTCCATGCTTGTCTCGCATATATCCGTCCTTACGAATCGCTTTCCAACGTTCGGGAGAAGCATAATTGACGGGTACTTTTATATTTTGTCCATTATCGATGACTTGTGGGTTGATAACGTCGTCGAGATACCTCAAAATTGTGGTATCCACATCCATCAATGTCACCGAAAAGTTCTTCACATTATCAGTGTCGCGCCGAACATTGAGTGCTCTATTTTCTGATTTTAGCACGTCGGAGTTTTCCGTAGTTTTGTTCAAACGGTTCGGTGTCGGATTATTGACTGGTTTAACTGGTCCTCTCCATGCCATAATTAAAATTGATCATCTGTGCCGGTGTGTATCTTGGAGTCGGAATCCCCAGCACCACCTTCATAGTTTAAAAATTCTTCAACGAGCCCACCGTCGATGTCAAAATATTCCAACGATTCTCTAGCACACTTCACCAAGTAGCTATCGATACTACCACCGTGCTTTTTGACTTCTGCAAAGTACGTTCCAAGTACGCCAAAAATTTCGGCATTGTCTTCACGTTGCTCTGGGGTCAAGTCTTCAATCATGGCACCTATCTCATCCATCGGATTGACAGAGTTTGAGACATCGTCGTATTGTGTTTCTTTCAATAGGTCTTTCAGTTTGATGTGTTTCATAAATTAACTAGGGTTTCTTTGAACAATATTCAACGTGCTTAACTTTGTGTAGTGAGCGTTGATTATTATTGAGTGAGATTTTTCTGCGATACCACCCAATAGTTGTTCTTGAACAACGTTATCTACTTCGTAATACCGATCATTCCAAAATATAATGTCCCCGATTTCAGGATAAAAGTTAAGAAGTATACACATTTTTTCACGCAATTTGAAGATGTGGGTTTGTTGACGATTTGGACCGAAATCATCATACTCAGCTGACATTTCGGGACGTTCTGTGAGAGACGATATTCTAATTCCGGGTTCGTACCATTTTCCGGTGGTCGCCGATGTTTCTCCGTAAATATTTGTTACAGTCTCGCTGGGCGAAATTTTGAAAATATCTATGAGGTTCTCAATAAGATCACCCATCAACTCACCGTTGACCGAGCCAACAAATCTCAAATCTCTCTCAGAAAAGAAGCGGCCTTTTAATCCCATTTTTTCCTCCCGTTGACTAGTTCACGTAATTGAAAAGAGTTAATTGGCTCGTCTTCGCGTATGCGGTAAAGTTTCAAACCTCTTTCTTTTGCATATTGGTCTTTCAGTCTGTCTACTTTAAAGTTTTTCTTTTGATGTTCGTATGTGGCATCTTTCTCTGTTTTTGGATGCCAAAACGAACCATCAAATTCCAGTAGAACTTTCTTTTCGGGAAGATATGCGTCGTAAAATCGCCCGTCCATAGGATATTGGGGAACAAACTTCACACCGATTTCAGTCAACATGTCGTAGTATCGAATTTCCAATGAAGTAAACTTGGCCTTAGACGGTTTAATAAGTCTCCTAATGCCAATATGACTCATTAACTCTCTTTGTTGAGTCGTCATGACGTTTGAGAATATGGATGATAGGATTATACTCATTAAAATTTAGCGTCTAAGAACGAAGCACATCACAAAAATCCCAACATAAATCAAAAGGGGAATTTTATTCAACGACTCATTTAATTGTTGAGATTCGAGAGCTTTATTTTCCATCTGTGTTTTTCGTGAAGTTGCCTCCAAATTTTCTCGTAATTGAGTGATGAGGTCGGTTTTCTCTGCAGCAGCTTCTTGACGAAGTTCTCCACCATCCATAGTCACCTCAGCTCCTGGAATTGGAATAGTTTGATATTTTTGGCGAATGGAGCCGAGAACTTCTTTACAAAGAGCCAAGAAGTATTTCCGGATCCACTGTTTACCAACTTCATTGATGTTGGAATATAAAATTACTTCATATGGTACATTGCTGTAGTCACCAATTTCCGAAAAACTTCCGGTGTCCGTACCTGTCCCATTTGTGAATATTTGCTCATCGCGGTCCCTAGACACAATGTAGTCAACATACACGGTTTTATCATATGTCGGTATTGGAAAAATCTTTAATTTATTATTGACGATTTCAAAACTGTATGCTGATTTACGAACCAAGTCGTTAAACTCAATTGCTTGCATGCGCAGCAAATCTTCGAAGATTGGTGTCATCAAGAATTGCGTAGCTGGAGAGTAACCAGCGAATCCCATTTCATTCAACACGTTCGAGTAGCTCATACCCGTCATAGAGAATGGATCGTAGATACGTGCTGAAGCCGGTGGGGCGTTGTGGAAAACCCGTTTAATTTCAATTCTGGAACCACTTTCAACAGTATCACCAATCAGCGCTTGTAAATCGTAGGATTGAGTTGCGTATGATGCAGTGAACGAACCACGCTTCCAATCTACGTCGCCACCAGTTCCGACTTCAGTACCGTATGCCTTGCTCAGTTGGATGAGATATGGCAATCCATTTCCTTGAATATTCCGCTGATTCACAATCGTGGTTGTTGGCCGACCTTGTAGAAGTGTGATGTTATTTCTAATATTGAATTGATTGACTTGTGCGCCGTATTCGAGCACCGACTCTTCAAAACATGCGTAAAAATTATAGTCAACCATTTCAACGTCAACAATTGGATATCCGAGACGCTTAGCAGCCCAGTCAGCTGCACGTGGAGCTGACGCGGTGAAGGCTGCATCCAATTCAAAAAAACCAAATGGTGTGCTTCCAAGTGTAATAGCGGAACCAGATCCTGGCCAACGGACTCTGTCCTGGTCAACAGTGTAGTTTATTTCGGGACTTGACATATACCATAAATATTAAGAAAACACCAAATTACGGTGTGAACAATAGATTTATTATACGACACGTCTAACATAGTTGTTTCATTTCATATTTATACCCGTGAAACTACGAGATTTGTTGCCAGAAAGTATCCGTGATTTGAATAAGGAAGCTATCGACTTGCCTCCCCAAATCCATTTTAGTATTCCACAATCGGCTCACCACTCTACCGCAACAAAGCCGTCAACCCCCAGTTTTTATCAAAATAAAGACATAAATTTTAAAACATCAAAAAATATGAAAGACTTCAAAGTTACCGACGATTTTGTTGATTATGTAAAAACAATGGAAAATGCACAACGTGTCGGTTATAATAAAAAATCTGGATTATGGATGCCGCACCGTTCTCCCGAAGGTGGAATGGATACGGTTGGATATGGACACAAATTAGACCATTCTGATGCTCGGCGATTGTCGGGTGGTATAACTGACAGTCAAGCGGAGAAACTGTTGCAGAATGACCTAGAAGACGCGGCACGCACCGTTAAATCACACATCTCAAGTCATTTCGGTGATGTTAAACTCTCCGATGAACAAATGGAGATGTTGGTTGAATTTACCTTCAATTTGGGTGGGTTAAAAAAATTCCCCAAGTTTACCAAGGCTGTTGTGAATAAGGATTGGGACACCGCCAAGAAGGAATATAAAAGAAGTTACGTCGATTCGGCAGGATCACGACATGAATTAAGTCGTCGTAATATCGCGTTCTACAACCGTTATCTCTCAGATAAGGTAGATTGAAACTTTTTATGTTTCTTGCTATGGAAATACTCAATTACCGTTGACCCAACGATTACGAGACCACACGCCACAATTAAACTAACTGCTAGTTGATTGTGTTGGGCATACAACAAAAACTTTTCATACAGAGTTGGATCCGGCGCAGACATCGCCATTGTAGGAGTAATACCATCAACGAAGGAGTCCGAAGAGGACATCATCGCATTTACGGTTGGATGAGCGGATTCACGTTTCTCCACTATACGACTATACCACCATGGTTCGGATGTCCACATGGTATTTAAAAATGATCCAAAAGCTGCAACGCCGGCGGCAAGCGCTGACCATCTGGCGACTCTTACGGCCGTGGGTGTTGATTTTGACATATCTATAAATATTGGACGATTATACAGAAAGAAGCTTTTTTCTATGGTTATTTAACCGCATATCATCTCATATCTGAGGTGGCCACAGTCCCAAATACGATCATATCCAGCCTCTTGCATCAGCTGCCATTCGGTTTTAAGTGGATCACCGCCTGATTTTACAAGTGAGGATTTTGTAAAGTTGAATCTATGTAGTCGAGTTTGGGTTCCATTCAAATAAAAATATCCACATTGGGTTTTTCCGATGAGTGAGAATCCAAGTTTCTTATACATGTTTTCAGTTTCACTGGACCAACGTCTGTCGGCATATGTCAATATTTTTTTCGGTTGATGATTTTTTATAAAATATGACAACAATTTTCCAGCACCTCCGATTACATTGCGACTTGTTGCGTATCTATTTAATTCTATAAAATTTTTTTCTGATGATTTCCCCTTTGAAATGTTTGGTTTGGAAAATGTCATAACCGCTACTAAGTTATTGCTTTCAAACAATCCTAATTTAATTTGAGATTTATCTTTTCCCTGTATATGAAATTCATCAAGAAATTTATTCTTTGTGCTGGGGTCGATTTCTTTAACTACACATTTTCGAGCAAATATAGAATTTGTTTCACGGATCCTAAAAATGCTTTTCAATTTTGATTCCACAACTTTTCTGTTATAAATCCATTCGTCTTCAAATATATGAATCATTCGTATTCCTTTAGAGACGGCATTTTCAGTTTTCCATAGATGGTATGATTTTTCTTTTTTTCCAAAAATTTCTGAGTGATAGTATAGTCCATTGAACTCAATTGCTATTTTTTTGTTTGGTATGTATATGTCGATTTCTTTTCTATTGTCTAACATCTTTTGTGTATTTTCAATAATTTCTTCGTTTGGTAAAATCAATCGTATAAATTGTAATATTTCCGACTGCAGTTTGCTCTTGGTTTTTTTCCTAAACGGAGATTGAGCGTCTAATAGAAGTTGACTAAATTCTTTTTGTGTTTCTATACAGCTAAATTTTAATTCCTTCCCATCAGTTCGTATGTCAGATTCATTTGATAAAAATTTTACCCCTCTCTCCAAAAGTTTTTGTGTATATACATCTATGCTTCCATAGACTCGATCGAATACACAGGATCTACGGTGTCTAGGTTCACAAATTCCTTTAACTCTATATTCATTTAAACGGAACACAGCTTTCTTTCTCATCTTTTCTCGACTCTCATCGGAAAACTTGAATCCTAGAGTAGATTTATTATGGCCGCTTAAATATTCTCTACCAAAGGGTTGATTGTATGATGAAATCTTGGTCTCTCCACCACACCCACACTTACACACCAATTTCATTCCGCTTAAGAGCTTTTCTGTAACATACGACTCTTTATTAGTTTTATGTTGTTTAATCAAATGAAAAGGCGGTGGATGTGTAAGTTTTATCATCTCCACACATCAAACATTTATATAGAGTTTTTCCTTCTTTCAATTTTTCCGCTTTTTTTGTGTTTACACGAAAATCTCCAAATTTTTCAATATACTCCACCGTAGTCATACCATTGTGTTTATAATTAAGATGTGTGTGAATGCCATTGGACGGGTGCGTTTCTCTACAAATTTGACAGACTATTGGTTGAAGTATCCTTTTCATGTGTTAAATGATATTTATATATAACACAGAAGTCAATATTTATTTAGTAGATTCAAATATTTTTGGACAAAAAAAGGGTGGCCTTTTCGGGCCACCCATTTTGATATAAACGATTAGGATTATCTGGAGTCTACTATTAGACCTTATCCAAATCACCGATGATGATTTTTCCATAAAATTCCGGACGAAGCATCTTCTTAGCGTAACGGGTCATTACTCCGCGACGTGGTGTGAAGTTAACTGGGTCATACACTAGAGGTGTTTGAATCAATGGAATGTAAGGAGCGTAAACAGCGCCGGTCTCGAGGAAGTTATTTCCACGGAAACCTACGAGCATTACGTTGTCAGTCATGTATGGGTTCTTGTAAACGGTCCAGCGATTGGAGAGAGCTCCAACCTTGGCCACGCCCATTGCGAACTTAGCCTGGTCACCATCAGTGTTGGTGGAGAATCCAGGGATAGATTCGATGATTGTTGCGACGTCAGGCGAGCAAACCAAGAAGTTAGCTCCACCACGAAGGGTGAGCTGGTGAATCTTGTTGGACACCTTTTGAATCTTGTTACCAAGAGTTTGGAACCATGTGCTCTTCACGTAAGCCGTACGGTTAGTAGCGGTGTCGATGAAAGAACGGGAACCTACGTCGAATTCCTTACCGATAGCAGCCGACCAGTAGTCGGTTGTTACGGCAGGAGCTGCTGTTACCAACATGTCAAGGATTTCGAGGTCGATTTCCATGGAGACGTATTCGGACAGAAGTGCTGTCAATTCTGCTTCAGCGTCGATTGAGTGGTAAGCGTTCAAGTCTTGAGCCAATTCTGGGGTCCAGACGGCTTTCAACTTACGTGTCTTAGCAACGATTGCCTCAGACTTCAACTCTAGGTTGACTTCTGGGATACCGATGTCGGTGTTGAGACCGGACGATCCAGCACTAGCTGTTGTGCCAGTGTCTTCAAAGTCGCCACGTGATGTGTCGGCAGGTTGGTTGTGATGAGCAACTGTTCCTGTAGAAGCACCGGAGACGGAACCGGAAACAACGAATACTACGTTTGTTCCAGATACGGACGTGAAGGCTGGGAAGAAATCTACGATGCCGGAACCGCTGACGGTAAAGGCGCGAGCACCATTAGCATCGAACGATGTAGCTGACAAGTCAGCTGTGACAGTCCAGATTTTGTTAGCAGCAACCGAAGCGCTGAGGTTAACATCGAAGTTAACGTCTTCATTTGAACCTGTGGCCCATGTGAAGGTGACGCCTGTAGCGGTTTGGTCATTGATTGTGTAACCGAAACGACCTTGGCCGTAAAGACCATTTGTAGCGGAATCCGTAGAACCGAGCTTTGTTCCAGTACCACCGAACAGGGACTGTCCGTTGAATGCTGGTTTACCGGCTTGTGCTGTACCGTACTTGAAGTCCAAGTAGAACACGAGACCAGATGGGAGATTCATTGGTTGAACCGAAACGAATTCCTTAGCTGCGATTTCTGCGAACACACGACGAACCAATGGGAGAGCAACGCCGGCCCATTGTTCGGAGTTCGATGTTGTACCTGTACGGGTAGCTTCATCGATAAGTTGCTTTGCTTGATTCTCTAAAAGAATCGCCATGTGCGACTTGTCCATATCGGACTTGACGCCCTCGAGCAGTCCAGTCTTTTCCCACTTATTGACAAGGCCGCGGGTTTGGGCCATGAGCTGAACCATTGGGTTCGCTGTCTCACTGAGTAGTGATTTAATATCTGACATAATTTTTTGTTTCCTTTTAAGGGTTATTTGATACGAATACCGGCCAATTTTTGGAAGCGGGATGCCATTTCGGCTCCCTCTGTCAATAATGCAGCAGGCTTTGTCGGTTTGGTTGATGCAACTGTTTTCGATGCGAGACCTTCAGTGATGCTCTTAACCGTGGCCTTCGTGGAAGGCTTGGTCTTGACACCGAAATTAAGCGACTCAGACAACGTAGCGTAGATGAGTTTGGCTTCACGAACCGATTTCGTGAGGTCAAATGATTCAATAACACTGAGTTTTTGCTCGTTCGTGAGGCTGGTCTTCTTGAACAACTTGTTCGTGTAGAGCAACTTCGCGTTGAGCAGGTTAACTTCATTGATGCGGTCCCGTAAATACTGAACAGTGTTACGGTATTCTTGTAATTCCGCTTTCAAGGAAATGTTTTCTTTCATCCATGGTTCTTTATTACCACGGTCTTCTTTATCTTCTTTTTCCTCTTCCATGTCGTCTTCCTCGTCATCTTCGTCATTATCGTCAGATTCAAAGAGACCGGAGAGGTCAATTTCTTCGTCTTCTTCACAAACTGCTGGGGCAGCTGGCGCCTCTTGTGGTGCGCCACTTAGTTGTGGTTCGGACAATTCGGATGAAGTAGCTTGATGAACTTCGTTTTCAAGTTCTTTTAGAATTTCATCGAGCGTTTGATCGTCGATTTCGTCTTCAGCGTCTACTTCTTTAAGTGGGGAGGTGCCGGAGTCGGTCTTCTTCAAGCCTTGGGAAACTTCCTTCGAAGCTCCTTGTGGGTCTTTGGAGATAGAGGCGACTTCACGGTCAACAATGGTTTTTCCAGCTGTCTTCTCATGTGGTTCACCAGCGGTCAAGCTTGTAGCAGCCTTTTTAAAGGTCTTTGCTACTGTAGGACCCTGTGGGTCTTCCGTCTTGTGTCCGGTTGGAGCACCTTTAAGAGCGACATCTGTGTCTTCACACATGTTTTGATCCACTGAGTCTGGGTTTCCAGCACCAAATGGTTGATATTCTTCGAGTGATTCCTCATCATCGAATGAAGGCTCTTGTGGAGCAACTTCACCTTCTGGTGGGGCGACGTCGAAGGCTGCTGGGGCTTCAACTGGTAGAGCTGGAGCTTCAAGACTTTCTTCGTCGTCACTGATTTCTTGCTGGAGCTTTGCAGACAGCATACTTTGAAGTTTAGGCGTGAAAGCCTCTTCAAGAGCTGCGCGAGCGTTGGCAAGAGCTGTTGCTCGGACTGCTTTCGCGTCGGCAATGGCTGCTTTTAATAGTTCTGACATAGTTTTTGTATTCCTTTATTAAGGTGAAGCTATTAGAACTTCAAAAGTGGTTAAATCTCACTCGCGCCAAATAGTTAGCGCATTTTGTAATGATAAATAGTTAAAATATGTAAAAACTTGATTTTTTTAAAGAAAATATCAATAGTTATTTAGTAATAGCAGAGGCAAAACATGATAACATTAACTTGTAAAAATTGCGGCGAAACATTTCAATCGAGAAAATCATCCAAGACACACTGTTCTAATATGTGCTTCTCAGAGTGGAGAAAAAAGCCGCAAGTGATAATAGAAACAAACCGTCGCCGGGAAGAAACCACCGTTGCAAAATATGGGGTAAAAAATGTTGCGATGGCTCAGTCGTCTATAGAAAAGGCAAAGAAAACATGCTTGGAAAAATATGGATGTATATCTCCAACATTGAATGTGGACATAAGAAAAAAACAAATTGTGACATGTGTAGAAAAATATGGAGAGGATAATCCTCAAAAAAATAAAGATGTACAATTTCGACAGAGGCAAACACTATTGAAAAATTTTGGCGTTATTGTACCACTAAAGTCTAAGGTAATCTTAGATAGGATGCAGAAAACAAATCTTGCGAAGTTCGGTGTAGATAATCCATTAAAATCTAAGAAAATTCAAAAAAGAATTAAAAAAACAAATTTTAAAAAATACGGAACAACGGTCCCAATCAGAAACGCTGATGTGAAAATTCGCCAAAAAGCTACACTTTCACAAACATATTATTTCCAAATAAAAAAACGGTTGGAAGAAAAAGGGATAGTTCCGCTCTTCAAAGTTGAAGAGTATACTAATATGGTTGGTTACAAGGAATATACTTTTCAGTGTGAAAAATGCAAAAATAAATTTCAAGACTGTTTAAATCACGGTCACGTTCCACGGTGTACTACTTGCTATCCAACAAATAATAATTCATTATTAGAAAGAGAGGTAAAGGAATTTTTAGAGACTATAGTTGGAAAAGATGATATAGAAGAAAAAAATAGAACGATACTTTCCGGCCTCGAACTAGATTTTTTAATAAAGTCAAAAAATATTGCTATTGAAGTGAATGGAAATTACTGGCACTCCGAATTGAACGGTAAAAAATATAAAAATTATCATATCAATAAGACCCAACGGTGTGAGAAACTGGGTATTCATCTTTTGCACATTTTTGAAGATGAATGGATTAATAAAAGAAATATTATCGAAGACAGAATCCGTCGAATTGTAGGATATGCTACGTCAGAAAATATATACGCTAGACAATGTGATATAAAATTAATCACGTCAAAGGAGTCAAACGCTTTTTTAGAAAAAACACACCTCCAAGGAGGAGATAAATCATCTATACGCTACGGGGCTTATTATGAAAATTCTTTAATTGGAGTAATTACATTCGGGAAACCTCGCATCGCATTGGGTAATAAATTTTATTCTAAAGATGAATATGAATTGTGTCGATTTTGTACAACCGGCACCGTTGTTGGGCTTCTATCGAGATTTGTGAGCCGGTTTATTTCTGATCATTCGCCACAGAAAATAACAACATATGCTGATAGGCGATTTTCGACAAAATCTAAATGTGCATATTCAAGGGTTGGTTTCGTGTTTGATAAAGAAACACAGCCAAACTACTGGTATCTAAATAAGAGGTATTCAATTCGTGAACACCGTTTTAAATATAGAAAGTCTGAATTAAAAAGAATATTAGGTTCCTTTGACAGTACATTGACTGAGTGGGAAAATATGAAAACCGCTGGGTTTGATAGAATATGGGATTGTGGTAATTTAAAGTATGTCTGGAATACGTGACTCAATAGCAAGGATTTTTCCCGCGCCGTCGTGATTTAATACCAACCGAACGCCATTTACATTGAATAGGAATGGACCATTGCCAGAGATTTTAACAATCTCACAGTCTTCATTGAATCCAAATTCACGGACTCGAGTTTGAAAATCAATAGTTCCGAGAATTGTCAATATGCGGTATCGTGCACCAATCGCCATCTGACAAATTGGTTTGATTACCATGATAAGGAGAACTTAGTTCTTCTTTTACTCTCTCATCGGCGACTGTGCGCCAGCAGAAAGAGAATCCATCTCACCCTCACTAGCCTCAATTTTTGATTCTGCTACATTATCCTTAATATCAAAATATCGATTTAGTACATGTCCCATGTCTTCGTAAAGAGCTTCCATACGTTGTTCAACCACGTAACTCTCACGGGCGAGTTTTCCAAATTCACCACTGCAACGGCTGAGTTCCTTCATATTACGGCCGACTGTATTTTTATCAAACATATCTCCGGTTTCGTTCATGGTGAAACGCTCAGCTGATTTGGCAATCTCCTGTAGGGTCTGTGCAATTTCCATAAGATTTTGTTCACGTCGAAGCGCCTTACCATACTCGTTGTATTTACCAATCATTTCAAGAGCGGCCTTCTTTTCTTCGAGGGACCAGTCATTTTGTTTGTTTGCGAATCCTTCTACGAGATTTCTTAGTTTCATGTTCATTTGTAATCCTTATGGGTAAATTATGCTGGTGCCTGTTGTTTTCCTATCATGCCACCCATCGATGAGAGCAGCTCGGCGACTCCTGGAATATTCTTAAAAGGAATCATTTCGTCTGAAAAATTCTGGAATTCTTCTTGGTCCTGTATTTTTAGCTTCTGAACCATCTCGGTTGCTAGAGAGTCAATCGTGTTGGTTTTCTGTGCCGAGTCTACAAGTTTTCCAAGAAGGAAACTGGTTCCACCATTTGAATTTAGGTGTACATAAGATTGCGTTTCGAGTTCCTTTTCAGCTTCACCTTTTTCAGCCTTAGCCTTCTCCAACTCAGCTTTAGCTTTTAGAGCATCATCTTGCGCTTGGGAGACTTCTTCCCCAGAGTCTTCTGCTGGAGGGGCTTCTTGACCTTGCGGGGCTTGTGGGGCTTTCGGGGCTTCTTGATTGGCAAAAGCGTTGCCGGTTCCCCGTGGAGGATTTGCCTTTGGCTCGGTTGGACTGCTGGCCGGTTCTTGCTGAGCATCTGCTCCATCCATTTCTGTATCTTGTTCATCAGGTTCTTTAACATCGTTTTGTGCCTCTAGTTTAAGGGTTCTCTTCTTAGACTCTGCAAGCATTCCCCAACTTAAATCGAGGCGGCCAGTTGTTGTCTTGCTTGAAATCTGACGTAAGATTTCTTTAAAATTTGGATTGGTTTTGAAGTCACTCATGGTTATAAATATGGAATTATTTAGATAAACGACGTTCGTTGATAACTTCGAGTATGGTTTTTTTGATTATTTCCCTTAATTGTTCGGTGGAAACGTTATTCGCCGGCTCTACTTCAGTATAGTCTATACCGATTAATTTACCGCCGAAGTTAACGTTCATGTGTTTACTTCCATTAAATAAACGTTGGACCTTTCCAATTTTACCTTCCAATTCCCCCAAGGCTTTACGCCAGGCGAATTGGTTAGTTGTGTATCCCATATGGGCTGGGACAGAACTGGCGTGTCTTCCCAAGGCATCTTTTCTTAATTTGACTTCATCTCCGATTTTATATGGATTCTTCATTGTAATTGTAATTGTTTCTAATCTAAATTCTTCTGTTCTATCACCCGTCCCACCACAGTCTGAACATTGAATCTGACCTGATCCATTATTTATACCTGTAGTAAACCAACCTTGCCCGCCACACGTTTTACAACGCCCAACGGGTTGAGCGCCTGTTCCGGCCTTTACAGACGCTCCACTAAAATCTTGGACTTCTCCGGGCTCTATTTCTAAATTCCTCGCAACCTCAGACTGTATTTTGTGAACCATTTTATAAGACGGAAAATCTTTAAGAATTATTGTAGGTAGTGTTCGTGTGCAATATCATTAACCAATTCCCCATTCTCTTCGCCGAATCGTTGACACTCATCTTCCGACAAGGGTGTGCCATCCACATATGATGCCGCTTCGACAAATGAATCTGAAAAATCTGGATAATCCCTCGGGTCAACATCACCAATTTTGATTGTACTTGGATCAACAAATCTACCATTAAAAGGAATAGGATGGCCAGACGACTCATTCAGAGTCTTCTTCTCTTCTCTAATTTCACAAACAATTTCTTTAATCAATTTTTTTAGTTGGCTCTTTTTCATAACAGTTGACGCGGGTTATCGGGTCTCAGATATAATATCTCTGATGATGTTTTCGATGTTCAAATACTTGTCAATCGCTTGGCGGTTTCCTTCACCGAGTAATTTTTTTGAATGGTCGATTGATTCATTCAAATTCATGTAAGCTCCGCGTGTTGATGGAGAGGATACTAAGTCAAAGCAGAGAAGCTCGAAATCGTCCTGAACCTCAACAGTGTTCTCTGCCATCTGACGAACCGAACCGAGTCCTCTAGAAGAAATACCAAGTCGGACATTATTCTTAACCAATTCACGAGCAATGTTACCCGATGGAGTTGTAAGAATTTCAATTGTTCCTACAACATCTTCTCCTTCCCAGTGACATTCGACGATGTTGTGCGATACATTTTTTAAATTGATAACTGACGAATCTGGGTGGTCAAGTTCACCGAGTGCACGCCGTTCTCTAATAATTTGTTGGTATTTTTCAACCTCGCGTTGGAGAATGTGTTTTGGGTACACACGTCCATTGTGATTCTTTTGACCAGCTTTTTGAAGAATGCCTTTTAAAGAAAAAACGCCGTTTGTAGACGTTTTTGCTTCGTTAATCATCTGTGGGGTGATTTCGAAGGGGATGAAATCTACCAAGAGTTGTCGTGTTTCGCTCATTATGATCTTCCTATGTTAGCTGGTGAACTAAGCCCCATTGTTTGTGGATAAGCCATGTTGGTTCTTTGTCCAACTCCTGGGTCCTTAGATGGGTCTTGTGGTGGTGTAACATTTGTTACTTCTGGAGAATCTTGAGAGTCAACTTCTGTGCTTGTTGCTCCAACTTTAATTTTGAATGCTGGATTGACGAAGTAGTCTTTTTTATCCTTGTCTTTAACGACCACATAGTACTCATCATTCATATACGAAACATCGAGGCCTGTAACCGTGACCGTGTAATCCTTTTGAATTTGACCAACAGCACCCTTAGAAGCGCGAACGGTCGCTGTCTTATTTAGAAGATTCTTAGATAGCATTGCTACTAAATTCTTCTTCGCAGCCTCCACTTGTTTATCTACAGTAGTTTCAAATGTCTGAAAGTCGCTTAGCACATCATAGTACTTCGTAGCCTCAGATGGTTGATTCGTATCAGGAGCTGATGGTACTGGAGACGATGAAGCGTCGGCTGGATTCGCGCCGTTCTGTGCTGTGATTTCCTCTTTGAGAATGTTTTTAGCGATGGTGGATAGTTTCATATTTATTTTCCTACACGATTGATTTTTTTAGCGATATTTTTCAATCGGCTGTGAATTTCTTGGATATCTTGGGCGCTCCGTTTCCAAAGCTGAGACTGATCCACGCCAGTTTCCAACTTTAACCGCTCACAAATCCCAACTAAAAATTCAACTTCCCGTATAATCTTCTTTGCTTCACGGATACCAAGTGACACTTTAGAGTGGCTCTTCATCACGTTACTCTCTCTAAAATTATAATAACGGCCCTTACCTTCTTCCAGGCTTCGTGTAATGATTGATGGATTTTCGATATCTACATCGTCGGTGATTTCTTCGCCGACCACTTTTCCTCCTGGCATCGACCGGACGGCAATTTTTTTCTTTCGCTTAGCATCACTTGCTCCACCTTGAAATGCATTCGGTGTGCTATATGGCCCGGCCGCACCGGAGGTTGTCATCTCTTCGACGACTTCTTCTATAACCTCGCGGATAAGTTTCTTTAGCTCAGCCTTCATTCCTTGATTGTCTCCAACTCTTTGATAAGTTCGTACGAAAGTAGGAGAGCCATGACGTGATTTTCTTTAACTAAGGTTCCCTTAGAAATCTTATCCAACTGATTACACGTCTCATCAAGTTTAATTTTGATGACTTCGTTATCAACTACATTCTTCTTTAATTCTAAGATACGGCCTTTGACAGCCGGTATTTCTTGGTTGATATACTGACGGAGTGAATTCGTGTTACTGATGTTATTGATGTATTCTCTAATCAATACCTTCTGCATGTTATTCAAATTTTTATATTTTTCATTGAAAGAATCCACCAATAATTTATAGGCCAGTAATCTAACTTCTTCGTTCTGTTGTTTATAGACCTTGATTAAATCTTTCTTTTCTTCTTCTGAAATTAATCGAGTTGGGGTCTTTCCTGCCACCATACTCTCAACGATACAATTGCGTGATTTATAAATTTCGCGGGGGTCGCAGGCCTCATTTGTAATAGCCTCTTCAAAAATTTTATAAATCGATGCCAGTAATTTATAATTTCCGATTGATCCTTTTAAGAAATCTTCGATTGGATAATTTTCACGGATTTCCTTGATCAACTCATATTTCTGTTTGGTCAACGACGACTCATTTAGTTTCTTACGAGCGCGAATAACTGTTTCTAAAAGTCTGTCGGCGTGTGAGGAGTCTTTGACCTTTTCTTCAAAAATAATACGGTATAGTCGATTTTCTTTACCAAGCTCCGTTGTTTCTGTAAAATATTTGCGCAATATTGAGTTTGCTTTTGAATCTTCCGAACCATTTAAAATGTCGGCAGTAACTTGTCTAACAAGCAATTCAAACAATATGCCGCTGTTGCGGTATTTCGAATGTTTCATTTTTTTAATCGGGGCCATAGAAATCTTACATATAAATATGTCTTAACGTGATAAAAACTTAATAATTACTCTGCTTTGTCATCCCCAAGGAGATTCGACTCATCCAGTATAGACTTTTTCTCAGTAATTACCTGTTTTTCTTTCTTACCAAACTTAATACCCAAAGTAGCTTTCAACCTCTTCAACTCTTCATCGAGGGATAGTGGAGAACCACCCCGGAAGGTATGTTTTAGTGGATTTGATGTAGTTTTTGCCTTATTTTCCATACTACCGAGGGGATCTTCCCCACGATTTTTAACCTGTCGGGTAGAATATTTTTCTTTGTTTCCCGTTTGGTCCCGGTCCTTATCTTCTTCAATTGGAGGCGCATCTTTTTCTTCAACGGTTTCTGTTAAATCCGGTAAACCAGCGCCAGCTTCTTCTGGTGGACTATCCGGCGGTGTTGCCGGTTCTAAGTCTGAACCGGTTGGTTCATCCACACCGACGTCTTCGATACCTCCGTCGGCATCAACGGCTTGATTGCTCTTCATTGGGTCATTGCCCTCTTCTTCAATCTGCTGCATTCTCCAAAAGGCTTTCTGGTCATCGATGACTTCACTCTGTATCTGTTCGACGTCAGTTTCCGACATATTAAAGACGTTGTGGTATACCCAAGCCCGACTAAATAATTTTGCCTCTATCATATCCTTAGATACATTCAATTTATCTTGCCAAATTGCAATCTTCTCCTGTTCAAAGATTGTAGAGGGATTTGTTAGTTCTAACGTAAAGTCAACCAAACTAGCATCTGTATATCCTTGAATATACAAGTGGACAACTGCTATCTTACTCAACTCCGAAACAATAATTCGTTGTAATCTAGCAATTGTACGAGAAAAGCGAACATCTTCCGCGGCGAGGGTAGCTTTGCCGGAAATGCCTTCTTCGTATCCCAAGAAAGCCTTCGGAATTTTGAGTGCAGCCATCATCTTGTTGCGGACATACTCAATATCTTCCGTGCCTGTAAATTCCATACCTGGAAGTGTATCGATTGAAGTTCCACTATCACCGCCACGGACTGGCAGATAGAAGTCCTCAACCATATTATTTAAGTTAAAGCGTAGATTGTAATCACCCGTTCTCTCGTCAAGATACGGAACCTTTTTAATTTGGTTCATAATCTTCTGCATAAATCCGTCAATTTCATTTGGCGGAATATTTCCAACGTCAATCTTAAAGATACGTTTTTCAGGAGCACGCATGATGCGGTGAATCAACATGGCATCTTCCATCAAACTTAACTGTTTCCACACACGACGAGCTCCCTCTAACATAGACTTTCCATACGGAAGAAAGTTACTATCTGAAATAAGTCTGAAGTGTGCGATTTCGAAATTTTCATATTCTGAGCCGCCACTCAGACCATCGTGCTGATACTTAACGTAATTGATATTTGTTGGGTCTGACCCTTCAATGCGGGTTATTTCGTAAGCACTAAGCGGCCTAACGGTATACACGCCATACTCAGGTGATAGCTCCAACTTGAGGAAAAAATCACCATATTTACAATTTTTTACGAATACGCCACTATCATAGTTGACTGTCCCGTTTGAATTTTTTCCACATATAGGGAAATTGTGACGGTCAGTTTCACCATTCGGACCAACCACTGTCATGCAATACATGTCGGCCGATTCGGAGATTGTTTCTATCGAAGAAACCTTATGATTGGTTAGACTTTTAACGGGTATTCTTTTGAACTTTCTGGTGTTTATAGAATTCCACTCTACCATGAAAACATCGTTTTTTTGAAGAGTTGAGACAATTTCATCTTTTGGAATGTTGGAATGGAAGTCAAATATCTCTGACAGTTTAGAGTTCCACTTCAACTTCATATTTTCTTGAGCTCGCTCTCTTCTAACCGGGTCATTCCACATTTCTTTCTTTCCATTTGACCTAATCGAATTATGCTTGGAGTGTAGTTGGGAATTGTTATATTTATCAAAATCTTTGTGGTGAATGACCTTACCAACATCCCCGGTTTTAATTCCGAGTTCTTTTGCAACAATTCGGTGCGAAAATTCATATCCGTCTACACTTGGGTCGTACACCGTCTCATATTTGTCGAGGGAATTTTTCGAACACTTTTCACTCAGTTTTCTATAAAATGGCATTAAACTGTCACCCAAGTTTAGTTGGTCGGCCCTCTTGTCGTGGCCGTCACGTAACAAAAATGGGTGTTCTGGTGCAGTTTCTACAAATCCACCATCATCAAATGTTACCCTGGTCGTCGTATTTGACGTATAGTTTTTATCGCACCACGTCACCTTGCCCGGAACAACTTTGTTAGTTTTATCTTGAATGGAATGAACCCACACCTCTTCCCCGGACTTTACTTTATTAGATAGCTCCTCAATTGAAATATTCTCACCGTTTAGAAGCGGAATTACAGAATCATACTTTACTGGCATGTTCCGTGTCCACGACCAAAGATTAAACTCAATGTTCATAATGTCATAGAAAAGATTCTCCAGAATCTTCTTAATACTTTCATCCTTGGAATTGATGGTTAGAACATTGCCGAACTCAGAAGGGACCAAACATTCATCAGCGTAGATATCTAAAGCACTACTTAAAATTGGATCCATGTCCATAACATCATAATCACGAAACAGCTCCAATCGAGCTGATTGATATGACAACGACATGTCTCGGTTGTGTAGGTTGTAGGTCGAACTACGCAGCCGGTTGAACCTGTCTCTCAGACTGTTCTTGTCGGTAGCGTACTGAACCGCGTCGGTGTCGATTACTTTGAGTTTCTTGCCGCCAACATTACGAACGATAACATCCGTCGAAAACAGTTTCTTTAATCTTGTGAATAGGTCTTTTTGTTCTGCCATAAGCGTATAAGGATATATATGAATCCGTTATCTATAAATATTGTCTTAGACTTGTTTTATCAGAGGAGCCAACGCAAATCTTCTCTATTACGATCTGATGTGCCCATCTTCATTGTCCATGGGTCATTGGCGACCCCATATGGATTACTCTGTATAATTGCTGTACGTGTCTGCACGCGTTGTGCCTCAGCGGCGGAGTTTGAACCAATCTTACCTAAGAGTATTTTGGTCACGTTATCTCTCTCTGTTCGTAATCTCAAGGCTACATCCCGAATCCACATAGCTATTCCAGCCGCCATAACTAAGTCGTCATTGTAACCACTCATGGCTTCAGCTCGGGAAGAAACTCCCACAGACTTCCAAATGAATACCTTCAACTCATCAATTAATCTACTCGATCGTATAATAAATTCTTTATTTCGAATGTAACTTTCCAATTTAGAAATAACTAAAGGTCGTGTTTTTGAAGAAGTTGTAAACCCTGGTTTGAGTTTTTTCTCTTCGCTATTTATTTTATTGGTCATCTGACTTTCTGTATCAACGTACTGTAAATCAGCCGAACTGTAGAATAGATTTGGGTATAGTTTGTCTATAATTTCTTGAATAACCGCCCAACCGATGTTTGCGTTTTCAACAACAACTAGGCCCATATTATATTCTGTTCCGATTGCCATGAGTGACCGGGCATAGTCCTTCGTCGGCAATTTACCCTTGTATTCAGCAACCTGCTCCATTGATTCGATGTCTATAACCTGCGCTCCCGAAAAGTCAGACGCATCACCACGACCTACGTCACCGACAATCATATATGATTTCCCATCTTCGGGGTACTTCCAAATCCAATAACCGTGGTCCGCACCCCGCATCTCAATTGGCGGAATTACGTAGTTTTCTGTGTACCAATCTAATATTCCAATTTCAACAACGGTATTACCAGACGTACTGAATTCGCAATCACATTCTTGAGCCGCACCACGTTCACCAAGTAGTTTGGTTTGGTTATCTCTCCACGCTTGGTCACGATCTGGATGAAGGTACCATGGTAGATTTACACGAACAAACTTATTTCCGGGAGATTCCATCCAAGTTTTGTGAAAGAAGTTACCCACACCATTTGGGGTCGATAATATAATAGCTTTACCACCGGTAGACAATGTAGACTGTGCCGACAACCAAATAGCTTCTACTCCGTCGATGAACGCAGCCTCGTCAATGATGAGCAGAGATACTGCCGCTGAACGGCCGGAATTGCTAGCCGATGACACCGCCCTAATCTGCGAACCGTTTGTTAATCTCAAAGACAGTTGATTATTTGTTTCTTCTTTTACCTTTAACCATGAGGGCAAATTATCATTAGCAAAACGAACCTTTGTAACAATTGCCTTGGAAGTTTCCTGAGTAATCGACAGACATAGAATTTCCTTGTCAGTGTGAAACGTCATTAACCACAACGAATATGCTGCAACTAGTGTTGAAATGCCCATCTGACGAGACTTCAGAACGGCCGTCAGCGTATTTTTCTGAAACGTATTTAGAGCTTCATCTTGAAATTCATAAGTCAAGAGAGGCAACGTCCCACGAGTAGGGTGTTGAATTTTGACATACTTCTTCATGAAGTATATGGCGTCGGATGCACATTTAACGTACTCCGACCTCATTATGTCCCTAAGATTCTTTGTGGTTGTCTCAGCCATCAAATACCTTAAGCCACAGATTTCAAGTCAGCATCAAGCTTTGCAATTTCTTTATCGAGCCGCCCGATTTCTTTTAGGCACTTGACGTGATCTTTTTTCAGCGATTTTAGCAATTCATCTCTACGGTTATCTTCCCACTCTTCAACCAGACCATTTGAATTCACAAATGTCAAAACATGTGTTTTCTTTGTATAATCCAATCCGTCCTTCACTTTGGCTTTAATGTCCATGATGTATGAGCGTTCGTTCTCATATAATTTTTTCTGCTCATAGACGGACCATTTGCCTTTAATTCTAATTTGAGTTTCGTAGTCTGTAAGACAGTCGAGACACATGCCCGTTTTAACAAACATCTTTGAATCTTGCTTCGAGCCCCATTTGATGTCTTTTTTACACGTGTTACACTTAACGTTGATTTCGGTGCTAATCATGTCCATCAGTGGAGTATGGCTGGCCTTTCCGTATTCTTTCTGTACCCATGACTTACCTCGTGTGTCGGTCCATACCTCACCGACTTTCCGCTTAGTCATATCCTCAGTTTCTTTATAACCAACTTGTACAAATGGTCTGTCGCCAGCCTGATAGGCCCGAACGATATCCATGTTTGATGTGTGTTTTCCGCGTTTCATGTCTATATATACGGATTATAAAAAATTTTCGGTGATATTATGAAAGAAGAATTCTTCTTTTATCCTTATATCGAGATACCCAATATTTTTTGAATAGGAGCTTTAATAGCATCAATCTCAGCTTGGCTAATTGCTTCTCCGGAAATTGCTTCGGTGAATCTTTCTATAGCCAACAGTTGAATTTTTCTAGGTAGATATTTCTTAGCATTTGCCAGCAGTCCGGTAAAACTTCTAAAATTTTTCAGCTCCTCTGATGTGGGAGTTGTGTCAAACAGTATTTCAAAAGCTTTTTTCAAATCTGTGATTCTTTCTTGCCCTTCTTCTTTAGCTTCAACAAATCTATATGCGGGGTACACCTTACCATCAACAGATACATTTTTTACAAACTTATATGCCGGTCGAAGCCCGGGCATTCCTCCTCCGGTATTAAGCGTGTATCTTGATGGAACCGAATCTCCTTTATTCTTAGCAACAAAACTCAAAGGGATAACTGGAGAATCGCTTGGGTCATCCAATACCTTTTGAACCTTACTCGGCTTCAACACTAAAACATTACCCAGGCTAGTTGCTGCTCTAGCCAACGATCTAAGGAATAATGCTCCAGCCATTCCTTTTATACCAACTTCCAAGTCTGAATATGGTGAGTCTTTTGTAAACTTTGTCCATTCCGAAGGTTTCTCATATCCAGCAGAATCTTGAGTCATATCATCGCCCTCGAAATCAACTTGTACGATTTGATGTTTTGGTTTATAGTAAAATAGTGTAATAACTTGGTCGGGAATAGAATTGAAACTCTTGGTTCTTCCAACATAATAAAAATTTGGAGTTATCATGGTTTTAGAAGTCAGAGTCCATTGAATCTGATTATCATCTATACCATCCAAAAATGTTTTGAGTTCATCCAACTTCGTTTTCGGGATGATGATGTCGATATCACCAAACTCTTTTTTATACTTACTGATAAAAGGCCTTGTCTCCGGATTCATAAGATGCTGTGAGCTTCCGTTGAAAATATAACCGTCGTCAATGTATGGATTATTGTCTTTCCAAAATCTGACCTTTTTATTTAAGGCTTGGGCAAGAGATTTCACATCCTTGGAGACAGAGTTTGCGATGTCATTACCCGCGTCGTCAACTATTTTTAGTTTGGTCGTGGCTTGGGCTGGTCCTCCGTCAAAGGTTTTTGGTGTCTTCGAATCGACAGCAGCTACACTTTGACCTGACTCAAGTAATAGTGTGTTCCGAAAGACTACTTCTATAAGTTCATTCACCAGTGATGCATATGGATTTGACTCTTTCAATTCCGGTTTATTTTTCATAAGCGTGTCCCATATTTCTTCTTTTTCAGATTGGCTTACCGGTGGTAGATATTTTAAAAATGATTCTTTGTCTCCGGTTTGTAAAAATTCTCGCATCCTGGTTCCACTGATATTCACCGTGGACGATCTCTCCACACCAACTTTATTTATTTTCCCAGTCTTTAAAAGTTCTGGAAATTTATTCAAATCTTCATCTTTAAAATTAGCCTCCACATCATCCTTGTCCGAATAAAGATTTACAGTTGGAACATTAGAACCATCCTTGGTGAGCGACTGTTCTAACCAGCCCAACTCATGAACAACGGATCGTACAGGTGAATCGACAAATTTTACTTTAACATTCTTTGGAAGATATGGGATGAAGATATCACTCCACAATTTGATAAAGTCCTCTCCCTTTATTGGAAACTGATTTCTCTCAATTCGACTCTTAGATGTAGTATAGACTACAACCCGATCATTCTCTTTGGCGGCTCTCTCTATCAGTCTCCAGTGTCCAAGGTGTAATGGTTTTCCGGCGATTGGAATCAAACCAAGAGTCGTTGATTTTTCTCCAAGAAGGTTTTTCTTAGATACAACCAATCGCACCGTATCGTGAATGTCGTCTTTTATCTGACGAATATCCTTTTTTCCATTCGCAATTTCTAACAGTATATCAAAAAACTTTTCGAGTCGAGCTTCATTTTTAACCACGTAAGAATTAACATCCGAAATAATATCCTCTTCTGATTTTCCCTCGACTCCAATCTGAGAAATAACCTTCTGGATTAAACTGCGTATTTGTTGATAGTAGTCAGTTGCAAGGTCGGGGTCTAATCTATACATAGATTTTTTAGCATCACGTGTCTCTGCGTCGTATTGGTCGGATTGAACTAGTTTGAAGAAGGTGCCATTGTCGAATTTTAAGACAACACCCTCGGTAACTCCACCCAAGGACGAAGGCACAGATAACATAGCTTCCGAAAATTTTGATATAACATCAATTGGATTATTCCAGTCTACATTTGTCAATTTCGAAGACACCAGTGGATTTTTCATCAAACTTTCCTTAGTCAGATTTCCATCATGGAAGACTGGAAATGACGCAATTTTCAAGGACTCAGCCATACTTTTTACTTTATCATAATCTGTAATTTCGGTCTTTGCTTGCGTATGTAACGTTCCTTGAATAATTCGATAATCGACTGGACCATAACTTCGTAAAAACATACCACCCTTATTTTCATATGTTCTGGTAAGGGTATCTTTGTTTTGTGCAAATTCTATACTAAATTCTGTAGATAGTGGAATAGAATTTATTTTGTTGTTAATTTTTTTCAGATGATCAAAAATAATGGAGTATTGGCCGATTCCAACTGAAGTTGTTGAGATGTCCGATTTCTCTTTGTCATTCAGGTGTGCGAATTCTTTTGCAGAAAGTATAGCTCCCTTGTATGATACTATCCAATTCTTAGTATAGTCTGGGTCAGCTGCCCGATTTGTTCTAACCAAAGTAAGCTTTGTCCCATCCACCTTTTCGGTGATGACAACATGTTGGTGAATTATTTCGCTGGCTCGTTTTAGTCTCAAAGATTCTGTCTTTGGATCAAATATATAATTTTTTAAATTTTTAATGGAAATGTCCATGACTATAAGTATATACGAAAAGACTATTTAACACGACGAATCTTGGTATGCTGGGGCACTTCCGCCGTTTGGCGGATCGCTATCCAACGCACAAGATGATTGACCCCAGTAAGCATCATTACCACCATAATAATCGATGGCTGAGTCTGAACCACCGATGCACTTTGTCCAAATCATATAAATTGTGCCGCCAGAGTCGTAGTACAAATCCCAATAGTGACATGCTGGTGCAGGAGTTGGTGTTGGTGTTGGTGTCGGCGTCGGTTGCCCGGTTGGAAATGGTGTTGCGGTAGGTAACGGTGTAGATGTTGGTGCTGGTGTTGGGGTTAGTGTTGGTGCTGGTGTTGCTGTCGGCGGAGTATACCCAGAAGACCGGAACAAATATCTCAAGTCTGTTCCATCAGCATAATAATTCGTGTCATAATCTATCTGATCTCCTCCCGCGGTTTTTTCCCAAGAGTTTGATACATCGGTGCCACCAATCTTAAACCCCACATCCGCACGCTTTGCTGATGTCCTAGTAACAAATATAGCTGCTAAATTAGAACCGGCAACTTTGTATTCATTAGCCATTTATTTTCCTCTTTAATTCATCGACTTCAGCAGAAAGCTCTTTTACAGCTTCAATGAGAACAGCGACGATGCGGCTATATTGTAGACTTGTCACTTCATTTTTTTCATTCTTGGAAACTAACTGTGGAAATACCTCAATAACTTCTTCAGCGATGAGACCGATATCATTAAGTTTCGATTTATCTTTTCTATCGTACGTGACCCCACGTAGTTTTTTAATTGAAGTTAGTGAATTTTTTAAAGTACGTACATTCTCTTTTATTCTAATCGTGGAATACGTATCGTAACCACCAGCCATCACGGTAATTAGTTGGTCGAATTCTGCAAATCTAGCTCCCGCTGGTGGATTTTCATTTCCCTCGATGAAGAATCTAAGTCTTCCATCAGAATATACATCCATTGCCCACAGACCGGTGATTCCGGAAGGCATTTGCATGAATAGCTGTCCACCCTCAGAAGAATTTGGGTCTCTGAGGAATGATGTGGCGTGGTCAAGGGTGGCTCCCTTCAAAGCTCCTGTGATACTAAGATTAGTTCCGTCCCACGTCATCTTATTTCCGCCACTGTTGCCTATGGAGAACTTGGGAGTGCCACTAACATCACCTAGCCAAAATCCTGTTCCCGTGTCGTATGCGGTCTGACCAGACCTTACATGCCCACCACTCGTGATATCAATTGCTGTTCCAGTAATGGTTCCTCCGGACATACCAGAACTATTAATTGTACCAGCATTAATCGTGGCAGCATTCAATGCTAAGGCCACATTAATGGTCCCAGCATTAATCTTAGATGCGTCAATATTACGAATATAGGCTTGGTCCATATAGACGCCAGAGCCATCAACTGTAAACGGTGAGGTGAGTTGTCCACCCGACACATTTACTATTTGGAATTTGTCAACTTGAACGATGAAAGCTGATCCTCCACCACCACCTCCAACATTGGTCAATCTAAATCCAGCGACCCGATTTCCAGCCGTGACATTCAATACGTATTCAGCTGCCACGGAATTGTTGAGATTTGTTACAGTGGTGGAAAGAGTTGAAACCGAAGCTGACGTCGTGCCGTTAGCAGATGATACCGTCGCAATCGATGAGGCTGCTGATTGTGAATTGGTCGTGACGGTGCTGGACAACGTTGAGACTGTTCCAGAGAGTGAGCCCACGCTGGAATTAATCGTATCCATCCTACTGGCGGCACTCGATGAATTATTAGTTACCGTTGTAGAAGTGGATCCAATAGATGAACTAAAAGAGGAAGAGGCCGTTTGATATGAACTATTTAATGTTGTTACTCTCGCGGCCAAGGACGATGAGTTAGTTGTTATTGTTGAAGACAATGTTCCAACCGAAGCATTTAACGATGCTGATGTTGTGAGGTATGAACTACTCAACGCCGTCGTAATAACCGCAGCTGATGCTGAGTTAGTTGTTATTGTTGAAGACAATGTTCCAACTGAGGAATTCAGTGATGCTGATGCTGCTAAGTATGAACTACTCAGAGTTGACACCCTCAGTGCGATAGAGGATGAATTATTCGTGATGGTTGTTGTGAGCGAACCAATAGAGGAACTGTACGATGAGGATGCGGTTCGATATGAGCTATCCAATGAGGCGACTCTCACTGCTATAGACGATGAGTTAGTCGTAACCGTGCTGTCTAGATTATTGATGGATGAGTTGAGAGAGGACGATGCTGCTAAGTATGAACTGCTCAGCCCAGAAACTCGCAACGCAATTGACGCAGAGTTATTGGTTATGGTTGTTGTGAGCGAGCCAATGGAGGAGCTGTACGATGAGGATGCGGTTTGATACGAACTGTTAAGAGCAGACGTTATGAGGGCGGCTGATGATGAGTTTGTGGAAACGGTCGCGTCCAGACCCACAATTGATGAGTTTGTAGAAGAAATCGAATTTGAGACAGATGAGCTCAAGCTTGTAACGCGAGCGGCCATCGACGATGAGTTGCTACTGATAGACGTGGTTAGGGTTCCAATAGAAGAACTATATGACGATGATGCGGTCTGATATGAACTATTGAGTGTAGACGTCAGAACAGCCGCCGATGAGGAATTGGTTGAGACCGTCGATGATAACGACGATACTGAAGCGTTCGTTGTTGTAAATGAGTTGGAAATTGATGAGCTGAGCGACGTGACTCTTAAAGCAATCGATGATGAGTTATTCGTAATTGTCGTAGAGAGAGTTCCAATTGACGAACTAAATGAGGATGATGCAGTTTGGTATGAACTGTTGAGACTGGTAGCCACAATGGCCGCTGAGGAAGAATTTGACGTAACTGTGCTGGACAAGGTATCCACTGAAGCTGATGTATTTGTAAATCGGCTGTTTAAGTTGGATGTGACCGCGGCAGCGGACTGAGAATTTGTCGTTACTGCGGTCGATAAGGTTCCAACGGTAGAACCGAATGAAGAGGATACCCCTTGTAATGAACTGCTTAGCGTAGTTACTCTTAGAGCAACCGATGCTGAATTGGTCGAAATCGTGGTAGATAGTGTACCAATTGAAGAACTATAAGACGATGAAGCATTCTGATATGACGTGTTCAGCGAAGAAACCACAGCTGCGGCCGATGATGAATTGCTTGAAATCGAAGTTGTCAGAGAACCTACCGACGAACTAAATGAAGAGGACGCTTCTCGATACGATGTACTCAACGTAGATGTAACCAAGGCCGCTGATTGAGAATTGTTTGTGATTGTCGTGGACAGTGTACCAATCGAAGAACTTAGCGAAGATGACGCGGCTTGATAAGAACTATTTAAATCAGCCGTTACTAACGCTGCTGATTGCGAGTTCGTATTAACAGTTGCTGAGACAGTCTTTATCGACGAGCTTAATGAGGCAGAAGTTGCCAGAAACGAACTATTGAGGTTAGCGGTTACTAAAGCCGCCGATTGCGAATTTGTCGTGACCGTGGTAGATAGTGATGAAATTGATGCGTTTGATAACGACAGCGATCCGGATAATGACGAACTCAAATTCGTTATAACCAATGCCACTGATTGAGAATTGTTTGTAACCGTTGACGACAACGCACTCACGGATGAATTAAGTGAAGACGATGCTGCCTGATACGAACTATTTAGCGTAGAAACAACTGCCGCAACCGACGAAGAGTTATTGGTGATGGTGGTGGCCAGATTTCCGATTGAAGCCGTCAGAGAGGATGATACAGTAGTCACGCGACTGCTTAGTGTATCAGACACGACCGCTGCTGATGCGGAGTTAGTTGAAATAGTTGACGTTAGATTTCCAACAGAAGAATTCAACGAAGACGATGCTGATAGATAGGAGCTACTCAAAGTACTGAGTCTGGACGCAATCGATGAAGAGTTATTAGTGGCAGTAGTTGTTATAGTTCCTATTGAAGAACTAAATGAAGATGAAGCGGTTCGGTACGAACTATCCAACGAAGCTACGACCAATGCGGCTGAAGATGAGTTTGTCGTGACCGTCGAAGAAAGATTTGTAACAGAAGCGTTGGTAGTTGTAAATGAATTTGCTACCGATGAACTTAAACTTGTAACACGGGTTGCTATAGATGATGAGTTACTTGTGGCCGTAGTTGTAAGTGTACCAATTGATGAGCTAAATGAAGACGATGCGGTTTGGTATGAAGAATTCAAACTCGTTACAACCAAGGCGGCTGACGATGAATTGTTTGTAACAGATGTTGTTAGTGAACCAACTGATGAACTGAATGAAGACGATGCGGTTTGGTATGACGAATTTAAATTGGAGATTTGAATCGCCGCGGACTGTGAGTTCGTAGTTATTGTTGTGCTTAAATCTCCAATCGATGAGCTATATGATGAAGATGCATTTTGGTACGAACTGTTCAACGTTGACAATCGGAGTGCTAGCGAAGAAGAATTCGTACTAACGGTTGTTGTCAGAGTACCAACTGATGAATTTATTGAAGAAGATTGTGTTTGAAAGGCACTATCTAAAGACGAAACCTGTGCAGCTATAGACGACGAGTTTGTTGTAATCGTTGTAGAAAGAGAACCAATCGATGAACTATACGACGCTGACGAGTTCTGATAGGAACTATTTAGGTTAGTTACAACTGCTGCTATAGAAGATGAGTTAGAAGTAACTGTAGAAGAAACATTAGAAATCGAAGAACTTAACGACTGTGTAGCGTTCTGGAGGGATGTATTTAAATTAGAAGCAACCGTGGCGGCTGATTGAGAGTTTGTGGTTATCGTTGAGGATAAATCTACTACAGAAGCACTGAGTGAAGATGAGGCTGCTAGATAAGAACTGTTTAAATTTGAAACAACTCCGGCCGCCGACTGTGAGTTAGTTGTTATTGTCGTGCTTAGAGTTTCAACCGACGCACTTAGTGAAGCTGATGTTGTCTGATAAGTTGAACTTAGTGTTGAAAGGTTAAGAGCCACCGAGGCTGAGTTGGTTGTGATTGTGGTGGATAGATTACCGATTGACGAACTGTATGAGGCTGACGCGACTTGGTACGAGCTGTCGAGGGTGGAGACCACCGCTGATATAGACGCGGAATTGTTAGTCGCGGTCGTACTCAAAGTTTTTATCGAAGAGCTCAATGACGCAGATGTATTTAGATATGAACTGTTTAACGCTGTCGAAACTGAGGCTGCGGATGCCGAGTTTGTAGACACCGTGACAGATAGATTCTGTATAGAAGAACTCAGTGAGGCTGAAGCCTGGCGGTATGAGCTGTCCAATGTTGTTACAACTAACGCGATGGATGCGGAATTATTATTCTGCGTTGTAGATAATGATCCGATTGACGAGCTGTATGAAGCTGATGAGTTGACATACGACGAGCTCAGTCCAGCAAACTTTAGGGCAATGGATGAAGAAAATGTAGTTGTAGTCTGCGATACATCCGTGACTGACGCCGCCAGAGACGATGAATTGGTTGTGACTCTTGACGATAGAGATGTTAGGTCTGTTGCTGACGACGCTGAGTTGTCTGATACGACACCCGTCAAATCAAAAATTAGGGTTTCGATAGACCCAGAAAATCCACTGTATGATGCTGAATACACAGCTATAGAAGCGGCGAGTGAGGCTGATTGCGCGGTGAAAACGACCTGTTGGTCTTGTATCGTGGAAATGACGGAGGAAGAGACTTGTATGGTTGTAGCTTCTAACGACGTCATCGTTGAGGCTAACGATTGAGAGTTGCTCGTCAACAGAGCGTTTGTTGTGACAATCGATGCTGAGTTTTCATTGTAGCTGGAGCTTAAAATTGAAATACTCTGCGTGGCTGCTGTCATCGCCTGTGCGAACGATGACGAATTGTTATCAATCGACACGTTTGATAGGTTTATCGACGTATCGAGAGACGCCAGAGAAGCTGAGGTGTCGCTTATTGTGAATGACAAAGATGAAGAAACCAACGTTAAGTGAGAATCTATCACAGCCGAAGATGCACTCAGCGACGATGATACAACTGATAATGTAGTTAGTATCGACGACGATACCGTATTAAGAGAAGAAGTTACATCCCCTATGGAAGAATTTAAAGAAGTTGTTGTCGATTCTAGTGACTGAGAAACAGTCGTCAGAGTTGTATTGAGAACATCCGTCGTCGCGCTCATGGACTGTGACACAGCAGATAAATCTAGAACTGCCGACGCAGAAACTATCGACAGAGATGAGCTGACAGTACTGAGTGTTGAGCTCAGCGACGATGATACTCCAGATAATTCGGAGTTGAGAGAACTTGATACAATTCCCAACGATGTATCTACGACAGCTATCGATGCGCTCAACGACGAAGATGCTGCGTCAATGGCTGAGTTTAGAGATTGTGTTGCTAAATTTAGAGCGTCGTCAACCTGTCCGAAAGTAGTACTAACAGATGACGATACTAATCCTAATGCAGTGTTCAGAGAAGATGAGGCCTCTCTAAGCCCGGTATCTACAAATGAAATGGATTCAGATAGTGTCGTATTTTCTAACACAAAACTGGATGATAATAGGCTGAACCCACCTGATATTTCCGCGTTGGAAGAGGATAAAGATTCAACCGATGCCGTTAACACATCGTAGGAAGCACTTAACCCGAGTAATACTCCCGAATTGATAGTGTATGGTAGAGAAGACCAATTTGTATAGCCGTCACCAAATTTAACATTTAAAGTGTCTGTTTCAAAACCCTGTTCACCAATCCCCAGTATCGGATTAGCTATCACCCACTCCGCTGCTGTACCTCTTCGTACTAGAATTTTAACTGCCATTATGGACCGCCTCCATCGTAAATTAAATCAGCTATTAATGCTGAACCTACTAATTGTTCAGTGTATCCTTCCGGATCGACATGAAGCTGTGCCTTTAATGGGTTCATACAGATTTGTCCTGACACGTCCAGTATTTCTACAGTCAGCTTAACTTTTTCATTTTTAATGATCGGAGTGTATGGAAATTCTATCGAAAATGAATCTAAGGCATAAATGGTATCTGAATACGGTTTCAAAGAAACGTTGGCAACGGCTATTGTGTTTATGTACTTTGGCGTGATTATGATTGTTCCAAACATTGTTTTTGGTGTAAAGAATTTTGACTTGTATGTTCCACTATAAGTAGTCGCGGTGTTTTTATCCAATGAGCCGAGTAAAAACTTTTGGGTTGTTCCATTAGGCGATGTTGTTATGAAGAATGCTTCCAACTTATAGTTGGTCGATGAATACTGTATATTTGCCCAATTTACTGAGAATTCATACATTGTATTCTTGAGCATTTTTATTGAATTACTGTTAAGAGCCGATCCATTATTAACGACTTCTATTGAGCCGGAGTATTCTAACAGTTTAGCATTCTCAACCGAGCAGCTGTAGTATGTGTCCGGTTCTCTATCAAAGTTTTCAAATAATGCTGGTGATGTGTACCAGGCAGAACCGCTTTGATAGGTTGGAGCCACATATTGATAATCACGGCTTACTTCTCCCGTATTTTCTTTGAAAATGATATACAACGCCTCTGTTTCATTTGAATTTCCCGAAGAGTCCAGTGTGATGGAATCCATCATTATATCGGGTGTATGGGTGTATGTTAGACCAGGTGATGCGAACCAATACGACTGGACATGTGACAGAGAATAAAACTGTCCACCGTTCTGATAATCGATATTCGTATTTTTAGTCAGAAGAAGTTCGTTAGCTTCTACCTTTCCGAGCGCTACACAAGTTGCAGTCTCCGGTGTATTTAGACTCTTCTTGAGCACGCGGTACGAGTTTGGTACAGCTGAAAATTGTAAATTCTCAAGCGTAGCTGTAATAATTGAACACACCTTAGCGGAGGATGATAGTTCAGAAGTACCAATTCTAGGAATATGAACCATATCAAAATTTCCCTGCTTGATGTTGGTTACATAGTATGAGGTGTCAGTTTCAAAATACGGAGACGATTCTTCGTAAATGTCTGAATCAAGTGTGACGTCTGATACATAGACTGGAGTTTCTAATTTTAAGACATTTGAAGAAATGACCGACTTCACCTTTGCTGAAAAGTCTCTGGCAATTAAACCACTGTGGACAGATTGTTTTCCTGACAAACCTGTGTAAAAGAGTGGTTCTATCTCCAGATTAAATAGTCTTATAGATGATCCGACCATCGATGAAGAAAATTCCGCACCAGACGAACGAACCAACGTATAGTCTATACTTGCAGGAAAATCCGTTATCTTTTCACCATGGTCGGGTGAAGTTGCAACGGTAAAGAAACTTCCCGATACCAGTTGTGTGCTACACTTCGGACGGTGTGCGGTAGGGTGCGCTTTTGACTCCACCACAATTGATGGGGAATCAAAAAGACTACGAAGGGACTTATTTTCAACTAAATTTGCCATAGTATATACTACTATGGTATAAATATAGTCTACTTCGTGTTATCTACCTTAGAGAAGCCGTTCTCTTTAGTTATCTCTAACTGTTTATCAACCATATCACGCATAGCGTCCAAATGGCTGATGACAATGATGAAATCAAAATTCTTCTTCATGAAATCAAAGAGTGCGTGAACCATTGGAAAATTTGATGCGTCAAGGGCAGAAAATCCTTCGTCCACCACCATGAAATTAGGTCGTGGAAGATTACTGATGTTGATAAGGGCTACACGTAGAGCCAAAGCGGCCATGAATTTTTCCATGCCGGAACATAGTTCGAGTGGCCATTTTTTATCTTCGTAGTTGATATATACGTTAACATTTCTACCGTCAGTCTCAATAGACATGCCGAATTCTACAATCTGTGTTAATATATTGTTAACTTCTGCCTCAATCTGTGGAATCACATCGGAAATAATTTGGTATGGAATTCCATTACTACCAATCGACTGAGAATAATATTCGAAGGCTACAAACTCATTCTCTAAGAGTTCGATTTCTTCAATACGTGTCTTTATTGTCTGAATCTGGTCGGTTATTGACGTTTTGCGAGCAAAGTCCTTTAGATACTGATCTTCAAGATTCTTCAATTTGACGCTATTATTGCTGAGGGTCTGTTTGTATTGTTTGACAACAAGTAGGTGTTTTTTATTATCTTCAACCACCTCTTTGGACTTTTCATACAACTCTATTCCTTCGACAAGCGTTCTATGTTTTACCGTAAATGAGTTTAGGTCGTTTGTAAGTGAACTAATCTTTAGTTCTTTTCTGGAAATGGTATTGGTGGAGACTGGTAACTTTTTCGATAGTTCGTCACGCTTGTGTTTCATTTCCAAGAATCTATCATAATTTTTTAAAGCATTCTTAGAAGTTTCAATGTCGCCCTTCAACAACGTTGCAGTTTCTTTATCAGCAGTCAAACTGCCCCGAGTTGCTTTAGCATCCTTCACGAAAACATTATCCATGCAAAATCGACAGTTTGGGTCGTACTGATGCTCGTCAAGGTGCTCGAGCTTCTTGATTTTTTCTCTGACAAACGTTTTTAGAGCATCAAGTTCCCGCTCCTTTTGTTGGACATTGTTAGATAGTGAAACAAATTCGGAATACTTTTCATCTAACTTATGTATATTTAAACTTTCTAGAGCTTCTTTATCTTGCTGGTGAAGAACCTTTAAATCGATTACCTCAGTTTTAAGAGCCTCAATTTCTTCACTGGTTGCGGAAATCTTATTTTCAAGTTGTAATTTCTCCTCAATGTAATCATCTACATTGGTCGGAACATTGTCCAACGATATAATTTTTGCCGTCTCATCGGATATATCAACAAGGTCGCGAGATATCTCAGACTTGAGATTATCGATGTTCGTCTTTTCCTCCGATATTTTGGCGCTCAGTGATTCATTCTCAAGAGCCATATCGGCAGAACGCTTTGTATTGTCTTCCTTGTTGTATGCTCTGACGGCGGCTCCGACTTCCTTTACCCGGTCTGACGCTATTAGAGCGAGCTTGTCGAAAATATTAAGTCCGATGAACTGAGATAGCAACTCCTTTCTTTCAGACTGGCCGAGGTCGATGAATGAACCACCGTTTCCCTGTAGAGCCAACGTAGTTAAAATAAAATCGTCGTATGTTCCAAGATAATCTCGAATGAGTTCGTTTGTACTACGACGAGCCTCAGCATTGAGAGGAATCTGTTCATCGTTTTCAATTTTATAAAAGTTTACCTTAACTGCGACATTACCCTTCTTATCGCGAGACCCACTCCGTTCGATGAAATAATCAATTCCGTTAATTTCAAAGTTAAATTTACACTCAAAGGACATTTTTTCAGAGTTCATCACTAGAGATGCTTTATATGCTCTAGCCGATTTGTCATAGATACAGAAGCTAAGAGCATCCATCAGCGACGATTTACCGCTCGCATTGGCGGCAAACAGTCCATATACATCTGTTAATTTTGTGAAGTCGATTACATTGTTCTCACCATAACTAAACATGTTTGAGAATTCAAACTTCTTCGGCTTCCAACGAATGTTTTTACTTTGGTCATCTTTATTTAAGCCCTCATTCAAAGTTTTATTAATATCGACAACTGCATCAATTGTGGCCTGGTCAATTGTGGTATATTTGTCTTTTAAGAATTTTATAATCAATTCGTTTTGATAATCAACGTTGGTTATTTTTGTGAGGTTCGCCGAATTTTTATTGTTAAACTGTTTCTTAACATCATCAGAATCAACCCGAATAAAAACCAAGTCGGTAATATCATACGACTTACGTATTTCGGTCACAACACGCTTAACCTCAGTCGGAACCGTTTTATCACAACGGATACGTAGCTTTGGCTTTGCGGGCATGTCCTTGATATCGGTGATGAGTTTTCCATCTCGGATGTCAATCGTATAATACCCGTAGTCATTTGGAACTTCGATGTGAATGTATTTTCTGGCATCTATATTCCACACCGTATAACCGTGTCCTTGTAAGAATTCGCCATGATTCTGCTGAAGCATGCTACCAGCGTAGTGAATAATCGGTTTCTCTTCTGCCGGATTGTATTCCTGTATATCTTGAATCAGATGAATATCACCAAGCATTGCAATATCGTGGCCATCGAATATAGATGGGACAATTGTTCGATTACTAATCTGATAACCAATGTCGGTCATTGCTTCGTGAACTGGACCGTGAAATAGTGCAACCTTACAATCGAATTGGTTAGAAATACTTTTTACCACAGTTTTGATATTCAAATACTTTGTAGGGTCATCAAATACGCTCATGTTATTGAACAAAATATTCCCCGCTCCATACAACTTAGACTCTTTTAAATAAAATAATTTACTATGATTTAAGTTATTTACGATTGGAGATAGACTGTCCATTCGAGAAGAGTTCGTGAGTAGACAGTCGTGGTTTCCAGCAATAACAATTGTTGGACGGATATCCGCACAATTCTTTAAAAACTCACTGGCTAATTGAATTGCTTCTGGAGATAAATCTACCTTCGAGTGAAAAACGTCGCCCAAGTTTAAGATAAGAGTGTTCGTCGGTGTTTTTCTAAGACCGTCGTAAACCTTTTCAAATGCCTCACGATATTCATTATGTCGTTTGGTAAGCCGAATATGAACGTCGGCGAGATGGACTACACACTTAACTTTATCAAATCCTATATCTAATTTTTCGTAGGTATCTATCATATGTAATTTTTTGCGAAGCTCCGGGCCATCTTCCAACCCTCATTAGTTGGAACAAATCTGGCAATTGGAGACGCGGGCTTGTCGTTGTTTGAAAAGTGCGGGTTGAGTGGTGTTTGTTTTGAGAGTTTTTCGTAGTCGGACTTTCTGTGCACCAACAACTTCGTCCCTTCATAGTTCGTGTAGTCTGGGTACTTTACTGACATTAAGATGAAGTCTCCACGAGTCTCACATTTTCCAACAACAAAGTTGGATGGATTTGGTTTGGGCAACTGCTTTGGTTCGCAAGGTGCGAGGTCTCTATACCCATACCTAATAGGTTTAAAGTCGTAGGTTGATGAACTGCCAAATAGTGATACGCCCATGTTTATAATTTTAGATTTCCAATCTTAACCGCATTATGCCTGTAAAGTCAAGATAATCCGTTTCTTTAATGAGTTGTGTAATTTTCCGAAATCCCATAGACCCAGCATCTCCATTTCGAACTTCGACAAGTTTAAGTTTCAAACCAACCGACAATAAAAAGTCTGCGATATCTAAAGATAATTTTACAGCGTCGGGGTCTAAAATAAGATTAACCTCAGTCTGATTCTCCACCAGAACCATTTTTAATTTTTTGCTCAAATATGTTCCGAATAGTGGGCTTACATTTCGCTTGACAGCAATCGCATCAAGTGGTCCTTCTACCAAACTGACTGGATAATTAAAATCTATCATGTTTTCGAATCCAACGACATCCTTAGACACATCACAGTTATCATATTTTAGATAAACGTCGTCGTAATAACTACGGCCGGTGAAGAAGTTTAATCGATTATTCTTATCATAAGAAGGAAAAATTATTCTGTCCTTGAAGCGACCCACCGTGCAATAACCCAAATTGTATTTTATAACATCGTGGGCTGTTATGCCACGCTTGATAGCATATCGGACAGCTTGTTTATACTCTCTCGTGTCATCTTTTATCGTGAGAGATCGAAAGTCGGGAGGTAAATCCAATATCACTTCACTGGCTTCTACGTTCTCAGTTGGTTGGTATACTTCTTCTTTGAGTCCAAGTTTATCCAATTCTCGAAAAACGATGTCTTCAACGTTCATCTTCTTAAATAAATAGCGGACACCTTTTCCTTTGTTATGACAGACCCAACAGTGCCACGCATACGGCGAATCTAAACACACTTCAAGCTTCCGTTTTCGGTGATGACAAAACGGACAGAAATATTGTAGGTTATTACCTTTTCTTAACCTACCAGGTTCTTTTAACACTCTGTCCAAGAGGCCCGTAAGTTCAGATTGAACTAATAATGACATCAATATAAGATACGTTATAACAAGTTCTCTGTCAACATATAATAAGGTGGCTGTTATAGTTCACGGCGTTAAACCGAAACTATATCACCACAATGTCACGGATTCCTCATAAACTCAACGCCAAAAGCGTTATTGTCTCAAGGAATGGGGTTGTACAGTGATATGACTATCGAATCACGAACGTCTTCCATTCTTTTGTCTGGATTATTTTTCTTATTATAAACTGTCCACGGGGTGAGGTCGTACATTTTATCCATCTTCATTTTTACAAATTCTTTTGGCTTGATTCCATCCAAACGAGCAGCACCCAAGACTTGCTTCCGTGCTGTCATAGCTCCAACGAGATTTATTTTCTTTCCAAAAGCGTCTTCGAGAGCATATTCAAATATGGCATTCCACCGAGCAAGCATGACAACAACTGTCCGTGAAGACGGCCCCGCAAAACCGCTTAAGGAGTCTTCTAAATTTATATTTTCAACAGTGTCTATGAGCGAATGGGCCTTCATCTTGTCAATGACAAGCTTTGCTTTTTCTCGATTCGGTTTAATATCGGATATATCGATAAAACCGGCATCCTTTATTTTCCCATCTTCCGAGAGCGCCCATCCGACTGTTGTAGTCGAAGCGTCAAATCCTAGATTCATTTATTATCCTTTATACTTCTCCGTCTTCAATTTGTAGTGTCTAGCAGCGTAATCCAGAGCGGCTGGCTGATATGATGTCACTCCGCGTTGAGCGAAAGTACGAAATTCTTTTTGAGCGGTATTTGGACTGTCTATCATGTTGGTTGCGGCCAAACCTGGCGTTCCAGCATTTTTAGCGCCTCTTCCAAAATCCTTCCCACCATTGTATCGGGACTCGATTGAACCACCTGCCGCATACGTTCCTGGACCAGCCTTGGTGGCTCCTTGACCGAAGCTTCCGCCTGCACCATATTTCTGTTCGATTGATGTGGTGAGCGATGCTCTGTCAATTGGTTGTAGTGGGTCTGCCATGTGTTATTCTCCTATGACTATAAATATAATGTTATGTATCAAAACGGACAATTATATTCACCGGCCAATCAATCAAATTCTTAATTGGGTTGCCTAATTTTCCCACCATGAGGAGTTGGCCCGCGTTGTTGTATAGACCAATGGTTGTGATATAAGGTGCCAGATAAGAACCAGTTGGGTCAAACGAAGACGATTCTATGTAACTTGAAAAATTAACATCAATGTCAGATTTCCTATTTCCAGAATATACATCGATGTGATTTTTTATATCCTTGTAGTATCTCCTTGTTGAATCTGTGGTAATTAGAGTGGCTAATTTAGCTTCATTTAGAGTGTTGAGATAGTAATTTAAAAGGAGGGCCCCGTCGAGGATATCTATGATTCCGTTTCCGTCTATATCCATTATTCCTGTATCAATCAAATTGGATTTGATATAATCGTAGATTCCTTCGGTTAGGATATCGTCGAATGTAGTAACCGCCGTTCCGGCAACTCCCGCCAAGGTTTCCAGATACAACACGTCCTCCGATTCTGTTTGGAGAATGTCATTATTCCACCAACTCTCATCCTTCAACGTATCTTGTTCCAAGACATATCCGTTATCATCCGTATCTGTGGCTGTGTAGAATCTCTGTTTATTTAAAAACCTTAAAATTAAATCAATGTCCTGCATGTCAAACACGCCGTCTTGGTTTACATCGAATACGGTTGGGTATTGTGCCAATGATGCTGGATTTGTAGAGTAATTAAATTCTGACGGCGACACATTGACTAAATATTCGTGTTCGTATATTGTGTGGGTTCCCTTATATTCTAGTGAGAAACCTCGGGACCCGGTACCAGTCATTATAGTTTGATAGTTGGCATCGTCGGATGTTATTACTATCTGTCCGTTTTTGTAGAAAACATTTCCTATCTTTGGATTTCTTTCGAGTCTCTCAATGTCGTAAACATAAGCAGCCCCATGGATACTAGCTGAAACCAATGAGCCGGACGCCTCAAAATAGTCGAGAGTTCCTGTGTCAACTGGGTAGTTAAAAATCGGGCTGCCGACCACCAAGAACATTGAGCCGGATGAAGCATCGGATAGCGCTGTCGAATAACCGTAGTTATAATATGGCATCTCTTTCTCCTTGACGCGCTTTATAGTCTGTGCTAAATCCCAACCCATTTCTCCAACATTATAACTGTAAATAGATACCCTACCTAAAACAGTTGATTGGTCAGACGAACTTGTAGAATATGTTTGCCAGTTTTCTATATCAAAATTACCACCGCTAAACGAAGCTGTGTAACTGAGTTTATCCGCTGAGTACCCAACAGAAGCGTATCCGTTACTCACTGAGACACTTCTGGCAAAATTGTTATTCAAAGTCACCGAACGGTCTCCGAATGTTTTGTCTCTCAACGCACAGTCATAAATTCCACACGATGTGTCTGTATCGAAACTGTAGAAATAAACTGCCCCCAAAGACTGGGTTACTTGGGCTCCAATGAAAGGTACAAATCCCTTGTCATATGGTGAGCAAATTGCTAAATGGTTCCCATCAATCGAAACGTTATATCCAAACCCATCTGTGTAAATTGGAACCTCCAAGAAATTGAATGGGTGGGTGGCATCTAAGTCAGAGTAATCTTCGTTGCTGGTAAAGGTCTTGTACAAATCCCAAGAAGCGGTTGGGCATGTATCCGTGGTATATGATGCGGTGAACAGTACAGCGTAACCCGAACCACTGGTTATGTGTGTGCCGACTAACAACCGACCGTCACTTATGGATACGGAATATCCAAATTGAGAATCTGCGACACTCGACGTGATGATAGTTTCAAGCTCCCAACTAAAATTTCCAGATACAAAATATGGTGCACCTTCTTCTCCATACACTTCGAATAAACTCCCCGATTCAGTAACTATGATCGAACAAGAACCGCTTTCAGATGAAATTTTTTGCCAGAACGATGAAGTTGGTATGCTCATACAACTACCACTACCATATTGCTTTTGTCTAAAAATGTAAACTGAGCCAGAATTCGAATCGGCGCCTGGCGCTCCCACGGCTAAAATTCCCCTATCGTGCGCGGCGGATGCTCCAAATTGGTCCGACGACCCCGAACCTTCTAAAATATTTATAAGCCCCCAGTGGTCAGCTCCACCCTTGTATTTATCGTAAATATAAACCATTCCGGAACCAGACTGTTCAGAGATACACCCGTCTTCGGTTGGAGAACCAATCACAACAAAATCATCCCTCACGGAGACCGCGTATCCAAATCCATCTTGATAGCTTGAAGTAAAGCCGGCGCGGTTGGAAATAAAAGGTGAACGAAACGTTTTAATCAATCTATGACGACTCTCATTGGTATCGTATTTGTAGACATCGGCTCGGCCATTTTTAACGTAGGCTGATGTATTTGTGTCTGTTGGGGAGCCGACCAAAACATACTTATACCACGAAGACACAGAGTAACCAAATCTTTCATTTTCAGAATGGTATTCCGGTATACTTACCGACGCAGACCATGATCCCACACCTTCAACGTAGTCGATTAAACCGCCAGCGTTTTTGATTGTTTGAGCTTGAGCGTACGTGACTAGATTCTCCCTGTAATAAAACTCTCCCGAACCCGTGACCCAATATGAAGCGGTCTCGCCGTTATACGGTAATAACACATCAGTCGTTGGAAAGAAACTACCACTGGAATATAGATTTGTAAATCCGTCATCGCGCACAACAATACTTTCGTGTTGGTTACTATTATCCTCCAATCGGATTGTACCAGGAACTATTTTGTCGCCCCAGTAGTTTCGTGAAATCCGTCCAACCATAACTCTATCGTTGATTAGTCGGATTTCTTTTTCCTTAGTAATAGGATCTTCACCGACAAACTCAACACCGAATTGGTTCATCGGGTTATTAATGTTTCTATAGAACAGTGAGTCAACCGCTGAATAGGTATTTCTCTTGTATTCACCTGATACATTTACCGGCTCGACCGAGGAATCGTATAGTGAACTTCCCGTTGGATAAAAATTTCCTGAGATATTTAGTCCCTCATTAACCGTCATCTTATCCTCAAAATATGTAGAATCTCCATAGGAGTCCACACTTGAGCTATCAATACTTTGGATTGTCCAATTTTTGTGAGTACGGAATGGCCTAACGGTGATGTCGCTTTTTGAGAATTTTTTGTGCATCACCTATAAATATTGACCATGATGAGTTATTCTGACTCCAAAATGATGACTTCTCTTAGTCTGTTCTTAACAACGCTGATATCTTTTTTAATATCCGCCTCCCACATACGAATAATCTTATACCCTCTATTTTTCGCCATTATTTCTTTTAGCGAGTCCTTAATCCTAGTTTTTTCAGCTCCCCGAAAATGACTCTTAGTGTTGGGATTTCCGTGCCAATAATCACCATCAACTTCGATAATAATTGGTTTATTCTTAATTTTGAAATCATAAGCTCCAACTTCATTTCCTTCCGATATAAAAAATTGATATGTATATTTCAATCCAAGTCGGTCAAGCTCGTCAGCGACCCGCTTTTCGAGCTTGTTCATACTATGTCCAATGGAAAACATCTTTTTTCTGGACTCAACGGTGTGTTTTTTTCCGAACATTGGATTGTTTTTTCCTTTAGAATACCCCTTTTCGATTCTTGTTTTTGACATTTTTTCTCTAACTTCTTTTCTTTTTGAAGAATTATTTTCACCCATATTTTCTGGTCGTGGGTGACTATTGGCAATTCCTATTTTTCTTTTAGATTCATCACTCATTTGGAATCCAAAATGAGGAGACTTCTCCCCAGTCCAAGTTTTTCTTAACTTAGCTAAACATGTTCTCGAACATGTTCTTCCTTTTTTTCCCTGAGCCTTGGTGACAGTTCCACACACCTCACATTCCGTCCAACCAAACTGTCTAAAATCATCAAGATTATTTCTTACATAGTCGTTAAAGTTTACACCATGATGCGCTCTCAGGTGTATAGATATTATCTTCGGAAGAACGGATTGATTACATAATTTGCATGTTATATTCACGCTCATAAATATAAACAAGACTGCAAAATGCGCCGTCTAATCGAATTTTAATTAAATCCTCAAGTATCGAGGCGAATTTTAATTAGCGTTTCGTTAGAAAAGTTCTTCAACGCTGGTTGGCTGAGCTTTGCAACGGCTACAAGATCATTATTCTCATTATACAATCCGACTGTGGTAATATATACCTGAGGGTCGTTCGTGAAATCTGTGAACCGAAGTTTTCCAACATCACCAGAATCAACAGAGCCCGCATCTGCCTCCGATTGGGCGTATACAAAAGAAGGGTTATTGGAATAATTGAATTCTTGATTCTTGACACGAACAAAATAGTGACGGGCTGGTACATACTCAGTAACTCTAGCCTGCAATGAGCCACTGTGGTTATTGATGATAGCATTGGCGAGACGTTGGTGCATCAGTGAGTAGTTAGTGTTAGATGCGCCAGGTGTACCTAGTGAAAGTCCGCCCACAGTACCGACAATCGAACTGATTACAGTTGGGTTCAATATTACAACCCCAAGGTCCGGATACATCGACCCAGCACCAGAATAAACAACCTGACTGAGTGAATCGATTACTGCACCGTCAGCAAGGCTTCCGGATACTACATTGAACCGTTTACCGCCCGCGGTTCCGTCCGGCGTAGTGTTATACCTAGAATCATCCACAAAAGTAAATGTTCCATTAGCACCGGTCAGTTTTAGTTCAAATTGGCCCGGATCGAGTCTGTCTTTAACTTTAGAACTAGCAAAGTTTAAAGCGTAGATGTCCGGTGAATTGTATTCTGATAAAGAAGAACCGGTGTAAAATGTGAACAGTTGGTCGTCCGGAATCAATAGAAAATTACGATATTGATTGTAGATTGCTTGGGTTGGTTTTAGAAGACTTCCTGTTGAAGTTGATAGGTCGAGGTCAGATGAACCAGACGCAGCGTAGTGGCCGTATGCTACTGACAAGTAAACTTCCGATGAAGCCGAACCGGTGACATCGTCGTATAGGTTAATATAGTAGAGTCCATTTAGTGGATCGAAAGCAGATGAGCCGGTTATACGTGCTTGGGTACTTGAAGTAAAGAATGTGGTCCATGAGGATACGCCACCGGAGAACATACCAGTAGAAACTTGTTGAACTCTTCCGGCTACTACATCTGTTGAATCGAAGTTTTTAAAAATCATAACGAAATTACTTTACAGTGACGGTTACTGGGATAGAAACCGAACCACCACTCTCATTACCAATAACCGTCAACCTTGTTGTAGTCGTGGTGGTGAGCGATGCGTTTGGAACAAATCGGAAACGGAGTCCTAGAGAAACTTGAGCGGTTGTGGATGTTATGTCACCGATAAAGGTTGGAATAGTAGCGTTAACGGTACTTTGTAATTGCTCACCGATGATTGTCCCAACATTCTTATTGGACAAGATAGCGGTGTATCCAGTGGTTGTATTGTAGAGAGGATTTGTTGAAGGGACGATGACGACTTCACCCTTGTAATCAGACGTAACATTGATGCTGGTTTGACCAAGGCTGATAACAGGAATAGCCGATACTCCAGCTGGTAGAGTGACGAGCTTATATTTCAATACTTGTGTTTCATCCGTAAATGCTTCCATGATTGGAGTATTACGTATCGCCAAATCATAAAAACCAGAGCCTTGTGGGTGATTTGGTTGGTATAGTTTATAATCAATCTCGTCATCGGATAGCGCGAATGATGTGATGTTTAATCCACCCTGCGTAGCGAGAAGTTCACGACCCTTTTTGGTCAAAACAGCATCGACAGTAACGGTTTGATTGTTCAGATAGCTCATATTTTTTGTGGTTTGTTTACAAGTTTATTTAAAAATCGACCCATTGAGGATGGTGTTACTCCATATTTAACCGATAATTGTTTTTTGTTCATCTTTCCCAATAAATATAGTTCTTTAATGGTTTCTGTCTCACTTTTAGGTATTTTGTTTTTCTTGTGAATACCATTTTTAATAGACCGCCCAACACCCTCAGAGATTCTAAAACGCTCCTCAGTAGTAAATTTTTTATCAGAGCGTAATTTACCCGCAGAAATACACAAACTGTGTTGTTTTGTATATATTCTTCCAACATTCGCCAGTTGAGCCAACTTTATATTCTGGTAAGAACTCGGTCTACCAACCATCTTCACCCGCGTTGTCACCAAATGGGGCCGCTTCTTTCCAAAATGCGGGCTGTCAACCCCTTTAAATTTTCCAAACTTCGAATTGCTAATTTTTTTCTTTGTTTCATCGGACAATCTACCATGACTACCAGCTCCCCGAATGTTATATCCCCTTTTTATAGAATCTTTTTGAAACATCCAATATGACTCCCTAGCATCTAACTCAGATTGTGGACATGTTGTTTCTTCCAATATCACTTTTTCAAAATTATCATATCCATATTTTTTAAGAGCGTTGTATAATTTTACTTGAGATTTACATTGTAAGTTGGAATAGGCCGTTCTCCACCGCTTACATATATCCCAACTTTGACCAACATACCACTCATCCGATTTTAGCACATTTCTCAAACCATATATTCCAGAAATTCTCATTTTATACTACTTCTGTTATCACGACTGGCGGTGTATTATCAAACAATCCGCTTCCGGAGTGAACAGTAGTTTTTACAGTTTGTAGTCCCTTTTTAAAGGTTCCCGACACATTTCCACGATTGTCGAGGGTGACAATGGATTTACGGTCATTATTTACACGTTTGTATTTATAATGACTTCCGAAATAGCCATTTAGTGGGTACGAACCTTGTGGTACATTCTGTGTGGAAAGGGCGTAACGGTAAACGTACTCATTATCTTTGATATTAGAAAATAGAGATCCGCTTGTATTTCCAGATAGAGCGTTGAAAATAGATTGATTTTCTTTGAGTGAATAGAAACTACATGTCACTGCACCTAAAATAGTGCAAGAGGATATTCCGTCTGATGATATGTTTGCTGATGGCCCTTCCATCGTTATCCCTAGGTTATTTATTATTTTACCCGTCGCTCCACTGCTCGATACAAGCGTGGTTCCATTAGTCGTAAAGGCTCCGTCGATTGTAGTGATACCGCTGACGGTTGTTATAGTTCCATCGAAAACTGCTTGGCCCGACGTTAATATAAAACCGGGGTATTCAGTCACTATTGGAAATTGTGAAATATTAATCCGTTCAAATGTTTTTGTTATAGTTTGGAATTCACCACGGTTTGTTGTATAGGCTAGAGCCTCTGTCATGGCTGTAGCTGGGCGGTTCTTCCGTCTGACGGTGTACGTCTTTTGAACAGGAACAACCTCAACTCTCCAGTAATCGTCCTTGTAGTAGGATACTCCATTTTTTGCTAATATGCTAAAACCGTATGGTTCCATCTTATCAGCGAAGAATGCACTTTCTGCATCTTCGTATACCGCGGTTCCATTCACATAACGGTCTATCGATTGAGTTAATTGTTGAATCAATGAACTCTGCAATTCTTTAGTGATGTAATTGATTCCGTCCTCTGGGATATTAATATTTTCTCTGGCAATTGGGCGTAATTGAATCTTCGGTCGCTCTAAAATAGACGGCTCAACCAATACTCCCGTCACAAGTTTTGCTCTGGCGGGAACCAAGTTCTTAATGTACTTGAACAACGACTTGTCGAAATAAGCTCTAACCAAATTCATAAAAGTCTGATAGTCTATGTTACCGAAGCCTCTATCATAAAATACTTGACGGAATTTCTCAAATCGGCTGTAGTTTTTCTCATAAACATCCGAAGGTTTTCCTATTAGGTCGCCAAACTCAAAGTTTCCAAAGAATTTTATAATTTCTAAATTTAATTGTTCGGTTGGGGAAAAGAAGATGCCCAATTTGTTTGCGTCAGTTGGAGAGTCATTGATTGAAGGTATCGTGGAACGTGTATCTGACGAGAGGTTAGAAGACAAAATTTGTTGTTTATAATTTATCTTATTACTTCTGAATTTGTTGGACCCGAAGTTAGGTAAATTCATCGTCTGCTGTGTCTCAAATTTCTTGAACTGATATGGATACGTTGAAGACGAAGTATAACTCTCACATTCCGTTGAATCTAAAGTAGCCACTCCATAAAAAGGAAAGTTTGACGCCGAAATATCAGATGATAGCTCTCTAAAAGCTGAGTTACCAATTATTACATTCGACGATGTATCATACAAATCAATCGGTGTTGAGAATGTTATTCTGATTAGATTTTTGTCAACCATACTACTTGGACTTGTGTCGTCGTATGATCCCTTAAACGTAGAGTGATGGTTAAATCTATCAGTTGTGAGGAAACTTTCCCAAACTCTGATTTCGTCGATTGTCCCAAAGAAAGCTTCAGGGTCGATACTCAGCGAAGCAGTACTCTGTTCATAGTTTCCTAAATATAGATTTTGAGGAAGACGGAATGACGTGTTATAGCTACCACTTAAATAAATGCTTGAAGTAGCTTCAAAAGTTGTGCGAGAGTCTTCACTACGACGTATGAGGAGTTCGTAATTTTGAGGATAATTATCGCTCACGGATAAGGAGGCGGTCGAGGAAAGGTTAAAGTCAGCGTCAACACCGGAGTGTCTCAACATAAGAGAGTAAACATCACCATTGAAGAATGGGGCCCTATTTGTGACAGTCGTTAGTGTGTTGCTTCCAGTATCTTGAATTGTGAAAAACGCTTTTCCCCAATCAGTCCCACGCTCTTTTAAAATTCCGATGGCCCAGCTACCACTAGCATGTGCTAGTCGGAATACCTGACCCTGTTGATTTACCTTATCGGTATCGAACGAGAAATTAAATTCTAAAGTTTGGGCTGAGCCGGTCCACGGCAAAGTGAAAAACTCCGAACTTCCGCTGAAGTGTGGTGAGTATCTCGTCTCATCAATTATATATCGGGAATTCTGGTCGAGGTTGGTGGTGTACTCTATTCCACCATACTCCTTTATCTGAATTAGATTTCTAGGAATTCCATAACAGCTGATAAGCGAATTTATCGCGGCCTCAGTTCCCTTGCTCTTTAAAATGTGTGGAAGGTTGTTTAGGATCCTCTTCCAAATAAATTTATTTCTGTCATCCTCCGACATTATTCCAACCTTGTCGTATAATTCTGAGTCAACGTCAAAATCATTCTTGGAGAAGGATGCTAATATTAGGGGTAGATTTTCTCTACCAATCTCAGGTTCCCATCCGAGAGAGGCCAGCATGTTATAAACAACATCTTTTGAAACGCCCTCAATTTCTGAGTTGGCGGAGTTATTTTTCTCTGTAAATTGAGTTATGAAAAGTGTAAGATTGTCAAAGTAGTGACCTACAAGATTTACAAATCGAACATACTCATAATTCTCAGGAGCCTCAGAGATAGCCGCCGGAAGATTGTTCTGGAGACTATCAGCGTTATTCATGTCATACATAGACCCGGAAGATAAACTGCCGCCGTAAATTTGCGTGTGTTCACTGTACCAGTTTGGGTTGTTGTACAGAAAGTTTTCATAACCGTCCATAGATGATTCGAGCGAATTCCATTCCACATCTAAATCGTCCCGTTGTTTCGAATAATACTCATCATTCGGATTGAGGATTAGTTTAGCATCTAAGTCAGCTATCTCTATTCTGATTTCTTCAACTCTATCCCTCTTATATCCAAACACGGCTAAACGTTCTGAGACCGATGAGAATTTTATAAAATTTTCAAAGTATCTGTAGTCTACATTGATTGGTGACTTGTCTTCGAGCTTGTATCGGAGCTTTGAATATAACTCATCGTAAAGAGACCCAGATTCGCCGATAACTGTTTCTAATGAATGGTCTATAGTAGAGTTTCCTTCATTCTCTAATTTGATTCCAAAATTCGGTCCCTTAACTGGTATAGTGACAACGGGAGAATCTGTAAAGAAGTGAACAGATTGAAGGATAGTATTACTGACGGTTGTGTTAGTTATCCAGAAGTTGTCGCCGACCTTATATTTGTTAGGAAGAGCATCGCGGAGTTTTAATATTAACCTATCGTGAAGATAGTCATTGTCTGACGGAATAATTCCTGTATTTAGTATCGGAAAAACGCTGCCGCCACCGAAATTAATGGAATTCTTTAAATAGCCTGAAAAGTACTTCTCATACTGGAATTGAGTAAAATCAGACTTTGGTAGGTAGATGGTATCAAAGAAAATCTGCTTAAAGAAGTCAACCACACCGTCGTAGTTAGATGGACGACTGTTTGTAATTTGATTTAATTCTTGGTTGAGAATATACGCAAATAAGCTGTAATAGTAATTTGTAATTTCTGCAAATGTAGTCGTTGCAACATAATTCTCATACAAGAAATTTTTAAATTGGTCGAATAGACCGAAGACGAGTCGCGTACTAACTGTACCGTTACTCTTTATTGATCCTTTTTGGACACCATAATACATGTCGGTGATAAAGTGTGTCACGTCTACACCGGTGCGAAATGAATAGTTGTACTTTATGGAACTGTCCGTAACAGGGTTTTTCGTCGCAACTGCCAGATAGGTCTTATACAACTCAACTTTTTCTAATGAGTCTAAAAGAACACTTGTAATTGAAGAAGGTTTTACCTTGGAGTGTGCAAACAATTCAAATTCATCATTCAATTTAATTTCAGAGACAACACTTGTGTTCCGTGGTGAATGTGGAATAACAGCAATCTCCTTACGGCTTGGAGAAATCTCATCGATTATTAACCTCAATTTTGAATCGGCAGATGAACCAACAACTTCTCTAACCGGAGTAATACCAATTTTATAAAATCCTTCATTTATAGACAGGTCATTCAAACTCCCCTGAGTGTCGAATAAAACGCTTTGTGTTGGTTGCCCGACGATGACATACTCAGTATCATGTTCCTCATACGAATAAACTACAACTTTGTTGGTGACATCAACATACGACCGGGTTATAGAATTCACCAGAGTTCCATCGTGGATGAGAGATGAGGTTATTTGTTTTCCTGACATATCGTATACCGAAAGTTCAAATAAATCTTTTTCCGTTGTACCGAATGGAAAGTTTATCACAGACCCGCTCTTCAAGTAGGCTAATTCGTCAGCCGTGTATAGATACGCGGTTGTCAGCGAAGCGGTTTCTAGCGAAGAGACGTACTTATAGTCCTGATAGCTCATTGTGTAGGAAATTCTCTTATGACCACATCGTACTTTTCTTCTACTTTATCGGAGTCAAAATTTATTGAAGAAAGTGGAATTGATATTGAAGTTTCTGAGATGTTGCCGCCGACATAATTGATGAGTAGGTTGCCTGCCGAATCAAACTTCGATGGAACCTTACCTAATTTTATGAGTGTGTCTATACAATCACATGTGTATTTTGTGAGTATGGAATTCTTTTTCATCGTGAAATCTTAAATGTAGTAGGACTGCTGAAAGTGTTTATAGAACCGCTGATTTCTGATCGGATTTCTACACGATAATATCTTTCTTGTGGGAGTCCTGTGGTGTCCAACATGAAATAGTTACCGTATCCATCTGAACTCAACTGCGTGTATGAATCAAATCCAACAATAATCTCCTCACTCTCAGAATCACGAATCGAGTAATAGCTTGAGTCTGGAAGCCGCATAGGCTCTGTATAATCTGATACGCGGTTGGTAAAAGTTTTAACCGGATATTGTGGGCGTCCTAGCACATTGATTCTAACGATTGCTCCGCTTTTGTATTCTTTGCTTGTGTGTGAAGATACAACCGACGGCTTGGATGTGTCAGCCAGAGTTAAGATACCGTCGGAGCCCGTCGGAGATAGAGAAACATCAGACCACATCACATCTAAATGTGGTTGATAAATGGTGTTACTTTCTTTAGAGAAGAATCGGAGTTTTCCGTAATCATAGCTGCTCGATTCATCGCTGTGTAGAAGAATCATGCCATTGTTAGGTATCACACCATAAATCCACGCCATAACCATCCGGGTAACGTCCATGTAGATGTCAGAGGATTCGTAGTTAAATGACTGTACGGCGCCGAAGCTTCCGGTTGTAAAGACGTAAGGGAAAGATAGTGTGCTAGGCACATCGGTCAAAATAGCCAGTTCATATGAACCACTCGAACCGAATGTCGGAACCGCCGATGAAGAAATAATACCTCCACTATTATATAGCCATTCCCCGGCTGGATTGTTTGAAAGATTTACGATTGATGTTCCAACAATCGAAGTTGTTAGTACAGAACTTGAAACATAAGAACCTGAGGAGTATTTAGCGTAAATATCAGTTCCGCCAACATTTGTTAAAACGTGTGGGTCGAGTGTAACAATTAAGCTTCCTGTCACATAACCTAAGGTAGAGGCTGATATCGGCGTCGGATTGGACATATACCCATCGATAAGTACATCGCCGAAAATTGCTGAAACTGATCCCGCTGAGTGATCATTTGGGACTATGGAACTAGAGACCGAATTTCCATCGATAGATAATTGAACCGAAATTGGCGTCGATGATGAATTTTCAGCCACGAGAGTTAGAGTTCTTGGAAATGAAGATCCACTTGGTGTATTGTAAGTGATACCACGCTCAATTGGAGTTGTTCCTGAGCCGGATAATGAGCTCACCAATATTCCTTCATCGTATAATTTCAAGGTAAAACTGGTCGGACTTACCGTGGGACCACTGTTCGTCGCTGTTAACGAAAAGAAAGTGGCCGTCGAACCAGAATATAATTTGGCTTCTAAGGACGCAGAGTTATTGTTATCGAGTATGGCTCCTTGTAATGCTATATATTTAAAACGTATTGGAGACGCCGGGTCAGTACAATTTGGAAATGGGTTGTATGGGTTCGGGCTTACAAACGGTGGTTCGGCGTAGCCTGAGCCGGAAGCCAATGAACTGGACGAAATATGCCAAACCCCCCCACCGTCACAGTTTGTCGAATAGGACGAGCTGACGATTGGGTTATACCACTTAACGCTTCCACTATCACTGTATTTCCAACTTGCTCCGTCTGCGGATGAAGCCCCATCGTACTTATACTGTGTTCCCATGTCCCAAGACTTTCCAACTGGGTATGCTGCTATATTGTACGACGTGGGAACTTGAGCGGATTCCGCTATCTTGAGAGCCAAATAGAATTGTGGGTCTGTAATATCGCCAGCGGAAAGTGAGCTGGAAATGTCGGTAAGATTAAAGTGTATTAATGTCCGTGATAGTACAGCGCCCTTTCCTCCCGAACAACTTGGGTTGCTAATTGTTTTTTCTACTTCGAGAATTTCATCCAAGCCCATGTTCTTTGCCAATAATGATGGGTGATTGGAGATAGTGGTGTCTTTTGTTGAATATAAAAAATAATGCATATCGGTACAGTCAGTTTCCTACGCATAAATATAATATGGTGCGACTATTTCTCCGTTATATATACCGAAGATTACAAACACTTGCCAACAATATCTTTTGTTGGAAATCTCACCTCAAAGACACATGGGTCTATTGAGGGATATACGACCTTATTGGCGGTAGCTTGTGTAATGTCATATTCATATGGCGAATAATCACCATCACGAGCGGTCAGATTCTTCAATTTTACGGAAGAAACACTCTGGACGCCATCCACTTTAGCAATTTCTAATTCTAACCGGCTTAAATTAATTGGTTGGCTGAACTGCATGTTATCGACAGCGAGATAGTTCTTAACAGTTTCTATACAGTTAGAAAGTACATCTCGCTTGTTATAATTCTTATAAGCTACGATTGAAAAATCAACTCCGATATTGATGATGAATCCGTCCAATAGATTGATACTATCTGTCAACATACGATAACGGTTAAGATAATTACGAAGATTGTTCCTCAGCGCTGGACTTGTTCCGATGAGGCGGCCGTTGCTGTCGGATGAAAGTAAATACAGATTGATAGCAAATGGATTATTTTCAGACGCGGTGGACGAATCCAAACTATTTTCTGTGGCAACGTGTGCCTTTGCGATAGAACCATACTTTGGCGACATGGAATATGTTCTAACAACATAATCTTGTCCGGTAACCGCGCGATTTTGTGCGGAGAAGTTAGCCAAGGCGTTGTTTTTTATCTCATCGTTGGTCTCAGCGCCCTTACCACCAACTGCCGGGGTTGGGTTATTTACTTTCAAGGAACTCCGTATTAAGTCAGTGACACGTTTATCGTTCACTCCAAGATCCGTGATGTCACCAAAATAATCTGCGCTCCCAACGTTTGTTATCGAATTAGCGTTGACATTACTCTGTGTTCCTCCACCGACAATGTATCTGATAGTTAAGGTTGTATTACTTGGAGCTTGACCGTATGCCTTGGATTTTAAAAAATTAGATGGGTCGTAAGACACGCTGTTATTTCTGAATACGCCAGCTTGGGAAAGAACCTTATTACTCGGTACGATCAGCTCATCATCCTCAGAATTTACTCCGGAGCCAAATTCTATAAATGTTGTGTTAGTATCTGAGACCCCGGTTACAAAACGTCTCGACGTTTTTAAAAATTTCATAATAAACGGAACAGTGTCGCGGTATTGATAAAATTCAGAATCGTTCTTATAAACATTTTCACTATCCACCGTCACTAAATCTTGAGCCAGATAATCTGTTTCATACCAACGGTTTCCGTCAGTGTCATATACATCCATCACCTCCACCACGTCGGTTTCCTCTAAGACAATTTTATAAAACGATGTTGGATTCCCAACTTCGAAAGTCTTTGTAATAATGTTTCCAGCAGACGCATCGACAGATTTCTTCAATACATAAAAATCGGGCTGACCGCTAGCATTTCGTTGGAACACGGAAATCTCCAAAGGATTATTTTTCGTGTCCACGGTAAAGTCTACCGGATCATTTGTGACAAAATTCACTCCACTGTCACTCACTGTAACCATGCCGGGTTTAATTATTTGAGCGTACTGTAGGTCTGGAGAATATGAACCATCATTATTAAGTTTAGAAGGGACAAGTTGATAAACATCCAATGTGGTTATAGAGGGCGTGGTTGCCTTTATACGATATCCCAGATGCCTTGACAACAGTATAATGTTTTTACGTTCATCAGCAATGAGCAGTAGTGATTCTTTAAACTGATAATCCGTGTAATAGGATAGGATGTCACCTACGTACGCTGACATTTCAATGAACATCATTCCCACCGATGCATCGCTGAAATCTTTGTAGGTCTCTGGGTAATAAACCTTAGCAAAATCCACTAGAGTTTGCTTCAATTGCCCGAAGTCTCGGCTGAGATACTTGATATCCTTTTTTCCTGGTTTAAAAGACTTTTGTGTATCTAAAATCATACGGCTGGGTAATTGATGGAAATTTTTGTTGTCTGTAAATCAGTCACACCGAGGCTTTCAATTGTAAAATTGATACTGATATCTACTCTATAAATATCTCGGTTGGCCAAAGATGAATCAATTATTATATCATTCACTTCTATATATGGCATCCATTTTTGAATATCCCGTTTAATGATACTTGTCAATATCGGGGTCAAGTCATCGTTGTTGAACTCAAATACAGCGTTGTATATATCTGAGCCAAATGAACTCATCCGCCTTTCACCTTTTTTTGTTCTGAAAAGGGTCATTAAATTAACATTTACTTGGTCAACGATGTCATATGTTTGCTCAAAGTAACCCGACTCTCCCCTTCTAATTGGGAGATTTATTCCATATGGTTGTGTTAACGACAGTGGCATGGATTATGGTCGGTAATTCCTCTTCGCTTTCTCATCAGCCGCCCTCAATACAGACCTATAATCTCTCGTCAGAGCTTTAGCAACTGCCGCCAAGTCTTTATTTTCATTCAAGGCCTCCCTCGATATATTAGTTGGGAATGTGGGTGGTACTGGTACATCCTCAGTCATCATTTCTGCGCCAAAGTCAGGAACAGTAGTACCTAATTCTTGAGGAACTCCACCTGCGGTTTCATTTAAAATCTTGTTGAGTATTGGGTCGGTAGAATACTGCTTCAGTTCCTTCACCGGCTTCGCTTCGTACGGACTCCTAGCCGCGGCCGGGCGTCTTTTTTCCGTCAATGTCGGAATTTCACTACGGCCTTGCAGTGACTCTAGTAACGCTTCGCGCACTAATTCTGGCCCGAGATTTTTCAGTTCACTTCTTACGATTTCTCGAATAATGTTTGATAGTTCTGTTTTGTTCATATATACGTCCTTCTATAAATATAATGTATGGTTGATTATTTTGTTTTATACGATATTGTCGGGCAACTTTGGTTTTGGTATCGAGACCTGTGGTATCGTTGGAACCTTCACATTCGAAGTTATACCAACTACCTGCGATTTCACGTCACCAACAACATTTGTAACCTGTGATGTAGCATCAGAAACTTGTTGTTTTAAGTCAGATGTAATGCTAGATATATCCGGTAATTTTGGTAATTTCGGTAGACTGGGGAGACTAGGAAATTTTGGTAACTTGGGTAAAGATGGTAAAGTTGGAAACGGTATGGAAGGAATTTTCGGAATTTTAAATGGAATTACTGGTATTTTTATCAACGGAAATGCTAGAGCCGGAAAAGCGATTGAAGGGAGAGTAAACTTGGGGATCTTAAAACTCTCCAATTTCTTCGTCACCGCGGATATAGCACTATCAAGTGGAGCTGTGGCGCCAGCAACAATTCCCTCAATACCTTTAGCGACGTTATCGATTTTAGCGGAGGCTGAATCTGTCACACCTGTTAGCTTATCTGTTACTCCAGCAGTGGCGGCCGAGACCTTATCACCAACCGCTGATACCTTTGCTGTAGCAGTTGTTACCACGGTGGTGGCTGAGGTTGAGGCGGTTGTAACTTTGTCTGTTACTCCAGAAATATTTGCCGAGACATTGTTTGTGGCGGTTGTTGTCGTAGAGCTTACTTTCTTTGCAGCCGCTACCACTTCTTCACGCTTTTGATCGGCTGGTAGTAACCAGTCGTTTGACTTTGCTGCAGCAGCGGCCTTTTCCGCGTTAGTTTTTGTTTGGTCCGTCGTGGTCCACGCTGAAACAGCTGAATTTACTTTTAGTTCTGGCATATTACTTTCCATCCTTTCCCGGTGCCCCACCGGCGCCGACGGTAAATACTCTCTTACTCATAATTCTTGGAAGCGTATCTCGTAACTCTTCAAGCTTTTCTCTGAGGTCTACAAGCGCGTCTATTTGGGCTGTAATCATGTCGGCTGATGTTTCAGCTGTTGTTCCTGTGTTTCCAGCCTCCGATATATGAGTATGGCTTCTCAAGGATTGTGCAAGTGCAATCTGCATATCAATTCCCGTTATCATGAAATTGCACATTGCGAACAACCACAAGGATGTTGTCCTACCCAATAATATCGGTTCATTTTCTTCGTTAAATTCTCCCAAGAATAACTTTGGAGCGTTCAAGGACATAACCATATTAGAGGTCAATATTAACTCCTTCAAAGCATCAACTGTATATCTGTCTTCCGTGGTAGAAACCATTTGTTTTTTTGAGTCAACCGTAAATTCGTCGTCGGTCACTATAGCAAATCTTTTCTTAGAATAGTGGAAAGATTCACCAGCCTTAGAAGAGAAAATTAGTCTGTCGCTGTTTATTACAATTTGGTCGCCGGATAATTCTGGGGTTTTATAGTCAGTCTTCTTTTTTGGTAAAAATATAGACTGTTCATTTTCTTTTCCCTTTTGAAATAAATTCATTTCAATCGTTGGAAAAAATTTTGTTATAGTTTTTCCCGACGTAAATTGTATAGACGATCCATCTTTATTTATATCTTCGAGAGTATAGCCCTTATTAAATTTTCCCGGATTTCCATCCATACTCTCCACAGCAGGTTGCCTATTTCGGATAAATATCATTGGATTTCCACCACCATCGTAATAATCATTTAATCCGGAATCATTCTCTCTGATATCATCGTAGGCGCCGAATCGAATTGAAGATCCAAACCGCGATTCTATAACCGTGTCGCCTTCAAATCTTCTTATCGCGCGAATTCTGTGGTTGTATTTAAAATACCTGCCCAATGCTCCCATATTAACATCCTCAACCTTATTGGCCGCTAACTCAGATGTTGGTCCTTCGAATTTTTTATCTGAATTTTCCTCGGTATTCCCTATGGTTAATCCATACACTCTTTCAATGTTTATATCCGCATTGGCGTTTAACATTGAGTTAATGTTTATCTTACGGGTATAGTAATATGCATCAAGATATTTTACAACAGCTACAACTTCATTAACCAGTGGAAATTCAGTTAAACCTGTGTTTTCTAATGGATACGCCCAACCAAGCAACTCTTTGTCGGCGCCGGTCTGACTGTACAACATTCGTACTTTAACTCGACCTATCCAAGAGAAATCTGGGTCAGTGAACTCCGGAGAAGAACCATCAGCGTTGGGTGGATAAGTGTCAACATCCAACGTTTTCCCTTTGAAGCTCGGATGGGATTCGTCAAGGATTACATCAAGAACTACAGCGGGCTCAAATTCGTAGAATAAAGAAAGCTCAGGCTTTCTATCCATTCCAGCACGACGTGACATAAGATAGTCATCTTGTTTAGCCACACTCTCATTTCGTCGTTGTATCTTTACGTAAGACATTAGGCAGAATCCTTTTTAATCTTTTCTTTAATATCTTTTATTTTAGTAGAGTGGTCAGGAACTTTCGACTCCATCTCCTTGACAGCTTCCTCAACAGATTCCATCAATTGTTTTTTCTCATCCTCAGTTAGCGTAAGACCGCCAGCGGAATCCTCGCCCGCAGCCTTTCCACTGATGATACGTTGTATAATGGCGGCTAACTTTACCAGTTGGTCGTCATTTTTTATACTGACGTCGTAATAATCTTTCAACAGTGGAATGACCATAACAGCCTCTGGAATGGTTTTAATCATTCCACGAAGGTCTGATATTAGGATATCGACCTGATTACGCTTGTCTTCGGAATTCGTCACAATATCCTTACACAACGATGCGAAGGACTTGCCTTTATACAATTCAAAATCTACACTTTCTTTACTCATATGTATAATTATTAGTCAGGCCGACTAATTTATGAGTCCATTTTAATCGATCCGGTGGTCAAATACTCTTCTAGGATGAGTGCCTGAGCATCCTTCATGCGATTTATGACCTTGGTAATATGTTGAGTTTGACAGTCGGCGATTTCTCTGATGTAAAGATATAATGCTTTTTTATTGAATACATCAATACGCTCCGCGTTTCTAAAAATTTCAATTACACCATTGGCTATCTGTAAATCTCTTTCCTTATTGAAATATTTTCCTACATTTTTATCCCAAAATTTTACCATTAGTTTTATGAACTCCCGCGTTTCATTCTCACGTTTCTGGTGTTCTGGTTCAACTAAGAATTCACCAATCTCTCCGGGTTGTTCACTGATGGTGGTGTGTTTCTTAAAGCGTCGGTAGTTATTGTTGTTCTCCAAAATGAACCAATGTTTGGCTACAATTGAAAAATAACTGAAGGCCTTACCTTTTTCGCGTTCATACTTCTCCATATTAGCCACCATATGAGAGACAGCTTCTTCTTGAACCTTCAATGGGCTAACTTCATTGTAGCTGAATTTGAAAGTATTGAATATGTTTTCAGCAATTTTTTCGAAAGCATATCGTATACGTTCATTGTAAATTGTATTTTTCTCACGAGCATCGTGAGTTTGATTGTATTCTACAATTGCATTTTCTGTCTCTTTGGTAAAATACATAATTGCACCAGTTCCTCTTTTTACTCTAGCGGTCTTTTCGGCTGGTCTTGTCTCTACGAGAGCTGATCTCGCTACAACGATTGGTTTAGATTTTACAACGATTGGTTTAGATTTTACAACCTTAACACTCTTTTCAACTTTTTTTGGTTTTTTTAGTTTTTTTGTCAATACCTTAGTGAGAGGCCTTTTTACTTTGTTTTTCTTTTTCGTCCTCTTTGGGGCAAGTGTTTTTGGCATAATTATTTTACCTTCTGGTTAAACTCATCGGATATTCTTAAAAGTTCTGAAAATACAAATCCTACATCATCGTCTTTTTCGAAGATGTTTCTTTCGTCGACCTGTTTTAATCTTACATAGGTATTCTGAATCTCGTCACCGAAGTGTTGAACCCACTCCTCATACACTTCCAATTTACGTGTCTGATTAATGACTAGGTAAGTTAAAACTGCCACCGCCATCACTAAAATTCCAATTATAATATACTCAATCATTGTCGTCCTCCGTTGTTTCTTCGTCTCTGGATGAGACGTAATCTAATTTTTCATCTATATCAAGCTCTTCATTTATAATCTCAACAACACTAATTACCTCAGACCATTCCTTGTGCTTGATTGCGTATTTCAACACGTCTTTGATTTCAACCAAAAATTCTTCAGCGTTTGTCATAGTAGTTTCCACCCTTCTTTCTCTATAAATTCTAAAGCGTGTTTATACTTTAAATACTTCGTATCTTCCCCGCGTCCAATCATGACCTTATCGTTTCTGCCGTACTTGGTGCCGGCTTTCTTTGGTGGAAGAATCACGCGAATTCCATCATCAATCATAAGCCGTCCACACAAATGATCTATTTCATGCTGAACACATACTGTCTCAAGCAGGCCAACATCGGACCCGACCGACTCATTCGTTACGGGAGAAATGTCCGCTGCAAATGGAATTGGATTCGCGTGATTCAACGTGTTGACGACTACCTTTGTCGATCTCATCGTTGAGGATCTTTTTCCCGGAAGACTTAGACACCCCTCTGTGTATATTACTTTCTCCGGGCCCCGCTCAACCACGGATGGGTTTATTAGAATGATTGGCGGCTCATCCTTTTTAGCTCTAATAATTGAAACGCTCTTAGGAATACCAATTTGATTAGCGGACAGTCCGATTCCAAATTTTATTTCACCGAGGGCTTCAATCAGTTTATTTGCGATTTCCATTCCCTCTTCAACAGTTTGAACTGGAGTTGTCGGGCGGTGTAAATGGTCTTTGTTCGTGACAATTTTGTATTTCATATTGATTGCTCTCTTAGATATATACACTTAGAAAACTTTTTGTCAATATATAAGAACTATTATCTCGTTGGGGCGTGGAATATTTCGTGGTCGCGCAACCCGTGATTATCTTTTGCAAGTTGTCTTTGAGGTGGTGGATTTGAAATAATACTCACGTCTATTGGTATATCGATTGGAGATGATTCGTTCGTTGGAGCCGCCGGTTCCACCGACAATTTCAGGGGAGCTATCTCCACCACCTCACTCTTTACTTTTTTTTTTCTTCTTCAAGTGAGGTTTCACTTGGAACTATAACTGTTTCATCTTTTATAGATGGTTCTTTATAGATTGCAACGTTGTAGGCGATAATTAAACAGATTGCTAGAGGGTCAAATACCAAAATAATTCCCAAGATAAAATACTTTACCGTTGTCGTTAAATCTAATCCGAGGGCGTCGGCTACAAACTTGAATGTAATGACGTCTTTTGTTTTTATCATTTCTAACTTTGCGTCGGAAACCTTCTTATCAAATTCAAACGAATTAGTCAAAATCCCAGCATAACGAGTTTTTTCATTAGTAATTTCTCTTTCGGTTTGGGAAATGAGGTCGGTGTTTTGCTGCTGTAACTGACGTAATTGTGTTGGATTCCTCAAAAGAGTCTGATTATTTAAGGTATCGTTGTAACGTTGTTCTTGGTCACGTCTATTCTTTAGCAAATCATCAATTCTTTCTTTTGAGATATTAATCTGGCCTTGTAACTGAGATTTCTGCTCAACCATTACTTCAATCCGCTGTTGATTTATTTCATATTGCAGTGCAGAACTCTGATAAGCGGAGCTCAACCAACCAAAAATACCCAAGGATGTTATAGCCATTAATGCTATAATAGCAATTGCTAAATAAACCTTTAAGAATTTTTTAGTCTTATTCCAATAACGGTAGAGAAACGTTGTAGCAGTTAATTTACCAAATTCAAGAGACATCGCCATTAAGATGGCTGAAATTGTTGCTCCGGAGAACAACATCCCAATACCAGCGACGGAGAAGAAGGCGGCACATCCTGCAACAAATATTGCAGAAAAACCTAAAATGAGGGGAAAGAATTTTTCGTTATTAAAATGGAATTTCATCATGAATTACTCTTAAATATTCTTCTGGTGGAGTTTTTGGGTTCCGTATATACATATTTTTTATAATATTTAGGTATTTCTTGAAATCTGGACCCGGTTCTAGTCCCATACGTATCAAATCTTCACCGTTGACTGGTATAGGATTCTGTCCCATTTCGTCGCTTATGGCGTTGTAGCGCTTGTTGATATCGTTGACATTGAACGATGGGACATATACTGAAGCATAATCAAAGAGATAGGTGATGTAGTCTGGTATCTCCATACGATACGTTCTTAAATCGTCATCTGTTAGATTGTTCGCCTTTTTTAAAAATTCGGAAAGCCGGGTGACGGACATGACCACACTTTTTATTATATCCGCGCTATATCTTAGATTCGACATTTCCGATTGAATCCGTGAAGGGGGAATGTTCTTTAGTGTGGCAATTAAACGAAGGGTCAAATCCTTTTTCAACGTAATCTCATCCTTCATATGAGTCAAATCAACTCCATCTAAAGATGGAAATACATATTTCATCAGTCCTAAGATTTGGAGTATGCGAAATGCTTTGAATGGATAATCTGTCAATAACATCTTATTAGTCTCATCATGAATACGCTCCTTGGAAATATTTGTGAGTTGAGCAGCATTCCTTTTTATTGAACGTAGCATAAACATTGGAAGCTTCCAATTGTACTTTGCTGTAAATCGAGCAGCTCTTAAAATACGAAGAGGGTCGTCGCTGAAAATAACATCGGGGTCTAATGGCGTACGAACGATGCCAGCCTTGATGTCATCTTTACCCATACCGGTAAGGTCCAATGTCTCCCCGGTCGTTAAATCGTGAAGTAGGCTATTCACAGTAAAATCTCTGCGATGCACATCATCCTCAAGCTCGCCGCCTGATACCTGTGGTTTTCTATTTCCCGGAGTGTATTTTTCTTTTCGTGGGGCGACGGCCTCAACGTCAATCTCACTTAAATCGTGTCCCTTGAAAGTAACACCTTTGAAAGTAAATTTAGCTGTTCCGTAGGTTGGATAAACAACCGGATTGCTCCCCTCTTTATGATTACCAATTTCTTTGGTAGCCCAGTTAGCAAAATCGATACCAGCGTTAACGTCACCCTTCACTACAACGTCCAAATCTTTTGGGGTCATTCCCAACTGCATATCTCTAGGACTACCACCTGCTAAAAAAACTTTATTTTTAAATGGGCCAGACTTAACTAACTTAGAGAGATATTCCAAGGCGGCTGATTCCTTGTTGATTTCTAATAATATTGTTTTTAGATTCATTTGACCCATAATTGTATAAATATTGGAGAGATGGCAAAAAACAACCCCAAACTTTCGTCGGGGTTGAGTTTAGGGGTGGTCAAGGACTACCCTCCACCAGCTCATTGCTCATTTAAGAGGTCGAGCGACCTGTCAATTTCTTAATTATTTCTTCCGTTTCCATTGGTCGTATTCTGCGTGACATGAAAGAAAATCGCCGGCGTGGATGACGTATGGAAGATTTGTTCTGAGACATTGGTCTGGATTATAGGTTTTCAAATAGAATTGAGCGGACTCATCATACATTCCGTCAGACAATTTGATTGCCAGAGTTTCTTTCCAAGTGACGACGATTTGTTGTGACTGTAAAACGTATAGAGCATTGTCTGTAACATTCCAAAATTGGGTCTTTGGATTATGTTTAAATACTTGACCACGCTTAGCTTGCCAGGCTTCCGTCTCCGGAACATAATATTCTCCATTCTCATTACCAAGCTTACCGAGGTCGTGGTGAAGAGCGGCGAAAATTCTTTCCTCCTCGGTGTAATCGACTGTTCCACCCATTAGTTCGAACAACTTGCCGGCTCCCATACTCGCCTTCTCAACATTAGCAATGTGTTGAATGTAACCACCAGTGTGAGCGTAATGGAAATGAACCTTGCCAGCGGCCGGAGCGGTGGCGAGTCTGATTCCAAACTTATCCTCTGAATAGAGGTCAAGGAGCTTTTCAAGCCTACCATCGTGAGCGCTGTCGGCGAATGATTCTTTTACAAATTCAATAAAAGTTTCGTAGTTTTCTGTGACTTGTTCTTCTGACAAATCTGGATTCATGTGTAGTTTCATTGACATAGTATTTATAATTTAGTTGTTGAATTGATTTCAACATACTACGAAAGTACTACCCCAAAGTCAACTTATAATAACTTTTCGACGCACTCGAGGGCGCTTCTTATCACCTGATGCATGTCATAATATTTATACTCAGCCAATCTTCCACCAAAAATAACATTTGGTAGTTGGTCCGCTTCCAATCTATACTTTTTATAAATAGATGTGTTGTGCGTGTCATTCACCGGATACATCGGTTCTACTTGACCGGGGACATACTCAACCGGCGTCTCAGTGCTGAGCCAAGTTACCGGAGAGTTAGACTTTTCAAAATACTTATGTTCAATCGTTCGGGTGTGGGGAGTTTCTGAGTCGGTGTAGTTTATCACGGCGACACCTTGTGCATTTGGTGTTTCAATTCTTCGGTGAACAATTTCAACGGATTTGTATTCCAACTTTCCGTGTTTATAATTAAACCATCGGTCGATTGGGCCGGTGTAAATTACTTTGTCGTGTGGTGGTAATTCATTTTCAAAAAAATCAAAGTTCAATCGAACATCAATTCCGATAAGAAGTTTTTCAAAAATTTTCGTATATCCGTCCACTGGAATCCCTTGATACGTGTCGTTGAAATAGTTGTTATCAAATGTAAATCGTACGGGAAGTCTCTTGATTATTTCCTTTGGAAGCTCCACCGCTGGTTTTCTCCACTGTTTTTCCGTATACCCCTTTATCAGTTTTTCATAAATGTCTTTTCCAACAAGCGCCAATGCTTGTTCTTCAAGGTTGGTCGGTTCTCCCACGAAAGACGATTGCTCGAGAATTTTCTTCCGAGCTTCCGCCTCAGTTGTGACACCCCACATCTGATGGAATGTCCACATGTTAAATGGTAAAGAATACAGCTCACCCTTATAGTTTGCCATGGGCGAATAGATAAAATTATTGAACTTGGTAAATCTGTTTATCCATTCCCAAACTTTTTCATCGGATGTGTGAAAAATGTGAGGCCCGTAGGAATGGATATTTATACCATCCTTCTTTTGAGTGTGGCAGTTTCCTCCAATGTGACTGCGGGAATCTACTACTAAAACTCGTTTGCCAGATTGGCGAAGTTCGTGAGCACATATTGCTCCAAAGAATCCTGCTCCCACTATGATGTAGTCATATGTTTTATTTTGCATGAATAAATCCATCTGATATTATAGTAGGCACTTGTAGCCACCCTTCACATCGAATATCTCTTTGGTCCACATTTAGGTCCGGGCCAAACCACGTGTCTGGTGTCACTACAACCTTATTTGGATTGCGAGATAACCATGCTCCCCACCATGTAAATGTAGAATTTGAAATAACGAAGTGGTGACACAACGAAAGTAACCACAGTGCTTCCCAAGTTACATAAGATACAAATATCATATTGGGTAATTTCAGATTTTCTTTACACCACGGAATATCATCGCTGACAACGAAAGTGTGATTCGTTGGCGGTAGCAAAGAATGAGCAGCGTGTAGATATCCAGCAGTGACAACTGGATGTCTGATTGGAAAGGTGAGAAAATCTCCCCGGCGGACAACAACCGCTGATACAGGTTCGTTATTTAGTTGTGGGTATTCCCGCAGAACCTTATCGATGAAAGCTGTCGTGGGTTCAAATAACCATCGCACTGGTTCCGAATAGTCTTTAAAATATTTTTCCGTTTCGTAATACCCACGGAAAATTGTTGGTTTTGTAGGATGGGGAACATAAACTTGATGTTGGTGGGTTCCGTGTATTGTATGAAAGCCCGGACCGTCTGTCGGTGAAACGTTAATCTGAAATTCTAATTTTCTATGGACGGTTGTGTAATAGTCTGAAACCGACGTGTCGTTCCGGGGAAGAATTAGTTGGCGGTTGTGACGAAGTGATTGTGCATATACATTTGCAATTTGAAACATCTGATTTCCGAGCCTACCAATCAAATGACTCGTGATATAGTTTGGGGTTAGAATATTCATTTAACAATCTTCAATTTATCATAGGAATCATCCCAGTTTTTATTTAACAACGAGTGTCCACTAGCATCTATGTCACTTGGCCCTTCATTTTGTATCACCGACTTTGGATATACTAAATACTTCTTTAAACTCGTCCGGTGTGCCATCCAACCGTCATAAATAGAATCGTGGTAAGGCCGATATGTTAAAATTTCATCTAAACATTTTCGGTTTACGCCGACAGCATGCATTGTCAACACTTTTTCCACTCTAAGTAAATTTTCTGATACTTGTATTCCTTGGTGATCTTTAACAAGTCCGCCCAAATATAATAAATCCCAGTCCGGAAATTGTTCAATCTGATCGAGGGCCGCTTCAATTGTGGAAAGTCCGCCATCTAAAAAATGTGCATCATCCTCACAAACTAAACCGCGTTCAACGTTGTCTGCTTTCATTTGAGCGAATACGTTGTGAAAAGCCTTACTACAACACATCCCCGACCACACGTAACTCGGCTCCCATGGATTTATAGCTCTAGCTGTTGGGATATCGTCAACACCTAAATATCGCTCAAAGAATCCAACTAAATTTAGATTTTCAACTTCTTTTCCAAACGCAACGCGGCGTTCCGGCCGACGTTCTAAATTGATATAGTATCCTTTCTGAAAAAACTGATCTATCTTCATGACGACAACTCTCGAATAAAGTTTTCCCACATATTTCCAACCCTCTTTGCATTAAACCTGCCCACGATGAAGTCATATCCATTTGCTCGCAGAGCTTCTTTTTCTTGTGGGTTTGATTCAAGCCGTTGAATCGTTCTTACAATATTATCTGTGCAAGTAAATTTACCAGTTAAGTCCTTCGTCAATTGTTCTCTCTGCATCGCGGCTGGGTCTGTGTCTGCTGGGAAATCCAACCAGGCACAGTGACCATCGTAGTATTCTGGCAAGGCTCCGAGGGGATAGGTGATAACAATTGCGCCCAACGCAATTGCTTCCGCCACCACACACGAAAAAGTATCTTTATGAACGTCTTGATAAGGAGTATACAGTGGGTAAACGAAATAATCACTTTTAGCAATTTCTGTAAACAGAGTTTTTTTATCTACCCCATTTCTGAGATGAAAGAATTCGTCCGGATGAGAATGTGTACACATGAGATAGTCAAATGCGTGAAAGTCTGCGTCTGGCCAATTCAATCGACGCACCGCCTCAACCGCAACATTTCCTCCGCGAGCCCAAGCAGCGTGAAAAACAAATTTATGTGGTCGCTTTGCTGGGCCCTCTTTTAAGACCTCATCTATGATATCGTCCATAATTGGATTCGGTATTAATGTCTGCACCGTCCCAGGCAGTTTATTCAGAGCATGATTGACTGTTGGTTGGGTCATAGAACGCTCCCACTCAGATATATTAACATACCCAAGCTTTAAATTGTTTTCGGAAGCATACTCGATCATCTCACTTATTCCGTACACCCATTGCATATGACACCAATAGATTAAGGCCTTTGTAACTTTAATGGGAAGTTCAGCGTACTTTGAAAACCACAGGCTGTTTACAAGAATGTCAAACGTTCTATTTTCTATTCCAGTGAATTCAAAATCCGTATATGTTACTCCGCGAACTTTCTTACCCTGTTCAAAGTGGATTCCTTTTTTAGAATACTCTTCTTCTAATCTGGGTTCGAGTTTTTCCGAACAAATGACAACCTCATGACCGTGGGACGCCAACTGCTCAGCAACTATAATCGAGCTTCCATCTGTTCCAGATCCTCCGCCGTTTCCGTATCTAACCGTGTCACCGTTTAGATAGTTACTACGGCGACTATTTCCAAGCACTGTAAATACAATTCTCATAATTTCTTTTCATATCGTTTAGTCCACAAGTTCTGTTTACTATGGGCGTACATTACAAGTTTATCTGGCGGATGATCCGCTATTATATCAGCCTCAATACTGTTTTGATTATATTTGAATATTTCGGAATGAGTTTCTGGTTTAAAATCTACCCTAAAAAGGTTTGTGTTAAATTTATCCACGATACCCAGTGTAATGAATTCGTAGTCGCCTATATCCTCACTCTTGAAATGATCGACGTCCCACTCTACTTTTAATTTAACATTCGTTTTTTTAAACTCTTCTTCCCACTGCGGTGAATTTGGTGGTTCTTTTACAAGTAGTGTATAGTTCTGAATTAGACAATTTTTAAAATCAAATCCACCATATATTTCATAATCGTGAAGACTTCGCACCGTACCGAGTCCGCCTGTTGTCATATCGATTCCGTTATCCTCTTGACCAAATAGCTGGCGAGTTTTACTTCTAGCAAGCGCGTCACGTTCTCCGCTCGTTTTTTTAGTAGAACTCTCCTTACCGTGATCGTCCCAGTGTTTTGGGCGATACTTGCGAGTATACTCATGCCACATTAACATCCGATATGGACTGAAGAAATCATAACCACTGGTGAATGCACGGACACTCATCGTAGTTTCCTCTGTATAGCCACCAAAGTAAATGTCTGGGTCATATGGAACATCCTTAATAAATTCTCCAGAAACAAAATAGAAGTGACCACTTAAAGTTCGGGCGCGGATGACCTTATCCCGCGTCTTATAATCTTGGATATAATAAGGCATACTCATCAGCAACTTATCAGAGCTGAATTCGTACTGCGACATTAGACATGGTGCTGGATTATAAGTTGAGGCATCAGCCTTGGTATCGAATGGTGTACAATATGTTGTTAGTATAGGTTTTGGTGACATTGTTAAGGCTTGTTCATAATCTTCCATCATTATGACATCCCAATCCTGTACAAACCTATGATGGCTATCTAATTGAAGGGTGTATTTTTCACCATCGTATAGCTGGTTTGTAATATTTCTGGCCCAACCCAAACCCTGACTTTCGGTATAACTATATTCTTTAACTCGCACTCTCGGGTCTGTGGCAAATTCTTCTAAGGACTCTGTATCATCTCGTTGCCAACAAATCCCAAACGTGAAGCGTTCTGGATGTTTTGCCTTTTTAATACAGTCTCGAATCGTCAAAGAAAGTTCGGGGTCTCTGTAGGAAGCAATCTGAATAAATATTTTATCGTCTATCATGGTTGTATATACATACAGACAGACTGTGGAAATACCACAGAATATTCACATATAATAAAACCAATGATGATTTTATATTACGGGCTGTAAGGTGCGTCTGCCGAACAATTGTAAAGTTGTGTCCAGAATCCGTCTGGTGGACTATCGTCGGAACTCACGCAAACCACTTCACCATTCAGAAACATTCTCGTAATGGTAACACCACTGCAATATTTAACCGATAGATATTGATTGTAATTTTGTTTTGCCCACATTATGCAAGCGGGGCTATAGGTTGCTGTTGGGTGCGTGAACGCTGTAGCAACACTGCTGATTTCGAGGTATCCGATATTATAGTTCGGTGCTCCGCCGACGCCATTATCGGTTGTTACCATATTCTTAACACCGCTTGTATCGACTATAGTTCCAGAATCATAATTTGTTCCGGTCTGTGCATTGCGAATATTATAGTGATACGATGAACCATAGTTGATTCCAGAAACATTCATGTAAGCTGGTTGGTTTGGAGCAATCATACACATGGTTGAGGCGTAATTAAACTTTCCCCCACCCGTTCTCGTAATAGAAATAAATGTTGGATTGACAGTCGCAACGGTTGGCGAGCTAATAACAGCCGAATAATTTCTTCCACTGACAAGGGTAAAGTTCCTCGATACGGTTTGGGCCGAGTTAATGGTTGTGGCATAGAGCGTAGTTGACGTGGTAGAATCCCCGAAAGTGATAGCAATTGGAAATTGTGTGGCTGTTAGTAAATCGAAATAGACTGTAACATCCGTGGACCCATTTGGCTTAACACGCAACCACAGATTATTATCACAATTTAAAACGTGAGTATTTCCCCGAGCTGAGACGTATGAAAATTCAAACGTTGATGATGGTGTTAACTTGGCTGTCGGTGTAATCACAACGGTTGATGCTGGCATCAATATTCTGTTTGGGTGCGTGGTTAATTTGTTGACACCATCTACCAAATAAAAAGTTCCAACATCTGACCAGCTATTAAACTCGTAACCGGAAGCAAAAGTCGTTCCAACATTTACATATGTTCCAGCTGTATAAAATCCGGAGCCGTAAGGCGCTCCAATTCCAGGTTGTCCACCGTTTACCGAAAGTTGGTATGTTGTGGCTGCGGGTGTGGTTGGGACAGGAGTAGGCGTCAGTCCACCAGGAGTAGGCGCTGGCGTGGAGGTCGGCGCTGGCGTGGAAGTGGGAGTTGGCATAGGCGTTGGCGTCGGACCAACAACAACCGATTGATTATACCTATATGTTACTGTTCCAATTAATGTGGCGCGCAGTGTAAAAATACCAATTCCAGCTGCTCCATTGTAAGAGGCTGTTATGTAGGACGACATATTTGCGCCGATTGTTTCGGCGTCTCCATCACTCATTGTGTTTGGATTTTTAAAAGTTAATCCCGCTGGCGGACTAGGACTTAGACTATAAGTTACTGGTACAGAAAAATTATTTGGGTTATACAATTGAGCAACTAAAGAATTAGAATAATTTTCTGAAAATGAAACACTCGCCGTGGACGTTCCAGTTGACGCCCAATACAGCGGTTGTATAGAAGCTAAAGACTGACTCTCTGGGTTGGATGTAAAATTTCCATTTATATCCGTTATTTCAATAAAACCTATGTGTTCGTGGCTCATTATATGTTAAATTATGGAACGTACATCAACACGTCTATGCTGTAGTCGCCGTTCGTAGTGATAGTTGTTGTGGTGGTCCCATAATGGTCTATACCATTCCACACCAAAGTGCTCAATTGCCCTGAATCTGTCCCTGCCCAACAAGGAGTTGACGCACCATCACCACTCATAGCCCAAGGAGCCCCTGGAGTACATGACAGTGTTAATACAGTCCCGGTAGGGAACGAATAAGTGGCGGAGTCGTCGGTCCAAGTCTGGCCGTCAGAGTCGTTGGTAATGGATCCCAAAGCTCCAGATGTCCAGTTTATTGTTAGGGCCATGGTAGTTGGTGTGGCGGTTGGTGCTGGAGTGTCAGTAGGTGTCGGCGCTGGAGTGTCAGTAGGTGCTGGGGTTAGAGTCGGAGTCGGTGTTGGGCCACCAGCGGTCGGTGTAGGTGTAGCAGTAGGCGC